CACAGTCACCTTGTCCTTGCGCTTAATGGCCCGACGCAACGCGGCTCGGTCATCTGCCGTCCGCTTCTTCGGCTTGGCTTTCATGTGAGACCTCCGTCTCCACCGTAGTCTTACGGATAACGCAGGACTTGCGTATACGCGGGAATGGCGTATGTTGTGTTCATTGAAACGGCGAGCGCATAGACCAATGACCCATGAGGAAAGGATCGAAGGCGAGTTGTCCGGCATCAATCATCGGCTCGCGGGAATCGAGTCAAGGTTTGCCGGAATTGAGAGCCGCGCTGCCGAGATCGAAAATCGTCTGATGCACCTGCAGACAATTGGTACATGGTTGTTCGCGGGTCTATTGGCCTCCTATGCCGCCATCCTGGCTGTTGCACTACGCGTCCACTAGTGACTCCCACCCAATACCGCGACGCCATCAAGGCTCTCGGCCTCAGCCAAGAGCGGGCTGGGGATTGGCTCGGTATCGGCAAACGGACATCTCAGAGTTACGCGCTCGGGGAAAGCCGCATTCCCGAACCGGTAGCCAAGCTATTGCGGATCATGATCGAATTGAAACTTAACCCAGACAAAATTGAAGGAATTACCAAGTGAAGAAATTACTAATGACGACTCTTGCTTTCACTGCGCTGTTTGGTGGCGCGGCGTGTGCTGCTGAGCGCAGTCCATATACGGTTCATGAGATCAATAAGGCTTTAGAGTTTTTTGGTCGGCCCAGCCTTGGAACGTCCAAGATACTGCACAATGACCGCGACGGGATCCGCGATAAAGAAACGACCAAAACCTTTACTGAGAGCACGATAACCTATCACTCCGGCAACAAATGAACCCTACGCGGTCAGCTCCATAGCGCCCATCCCAGCAGCACCAACCCCCACACGATTGCGAAATACATCAGCGCACCGTGTGGGGTTCCAAGCCACTGCCGGAAGGCTTTCACATGAAACCTTCCATTTACGGAACTGTGCTATAGTCCGAGCCCAAGGACACCGGACACCGCCATGACCGACGGTCCGAACTTCAACCAGCACGGGCTCGATATCCGCGAACAGATTGCCCGTATCGACCACCTGCTGGCCGATATCCATCGTATCGATGCCGACCGCGACCGCAAACGGCAAGAGATCAGATATCAACCATTCCTGATGCTTGCCAGCGGCCTTACCGCTGGCGCCGCTATCTTCGCGGCCGGGGCTGCATTCATGAAGCTGTTTGGATAAATAGATCGCGTCGAGATCCGGCTGAGACGATAGACTACCACACCTCACGCGACAGGTGGTATGTCCGCTCTCGCGGTGTGGCCGGTTCACGCTTACTGCCGTATTGCTGGCACTGCCTTGAACAGGGAAACCCTGACCACGTCGGTTCCTACATCCAGGTGGAACCGAACGGGCGGCACACTACACCCAGATCAAACGGCCATACAAGTGAGTCATGCCACGGCCTCCACCATCTCAGCCGGCATGCTGTGCCGAATCATGCCGAACAGCACCTCGATCCGGCCGTGCCTGCCAATGCGGTTAACCGTCGCCACCAGACCGGAATAGACCCCATTATCAGCGACACGGACCCAATCTCCCGCCGCAAAATTGTGGCCCCGCAAGCGAGCTCGTTCGGACGTGATGAATCCGTCGAGTTCTTCCTGTTGCTTGGCATAGACCGCCAACACAGCATCGTGCGGCAACGTCACCAGCTGATTGCGCTCGTTGCGCAAGAAATCGCGCACACCACGAACCGCGAGAATGCTCGCCAGATTGCGGGCATCGGATTGGCGAATGAAGCCGTAGGACGGAAACATCGGACGCGCCACCAGCCGGGTGATGGCGCGGCCATTGTGGATGCGGCCGGTTTTGATGCGCCGGCGGATCACCGGCGAAAACAATTCCAATCCGAGCAAATGGCAGCGCCAGACGGACGGATATTCCTGCTGTGGTTCGGTCAGAACCACGTACCAGGGCGACATAACCTCATAGGGATCCTCGACCTCGACCTCGACGATGTGGCCTGCGGAACCGCGGCTGATCTCCCTGGCGCGCCGGTCGTGGACTTGGGGGCCCTGTGAAGCAGGATCGTACGGGCTGCGGCCCTGGCTCATGTCGGATGCCCTTTTTGGATTAAAGCGATGAAGTCCTTCCATTGACTCAGCTCGGCGCCCTCAACCACCCGCATACCGTCCTTGACACAGTACCAGACATTTTCCGGCCGTTCTGTATCGTGTACCCGAAACAGAATAATCTCCGCCTCACGGTCCACCTGCACACGATCGGAACAATTGGCGTGGACACCGAAGCACAGGCTATCGAGATATCCCGGCGGGCGCCCGCAAACTTTGCAGACGATCATATCAACCGTTCCCTTTCCGCCTCTGCCCGCAGCCACGCCGCAGTCGCTTCGATCCGGTTGATACGGCCCGGTCAATTAGCACTTCCTCGATCTTGATAATGCGGGCTTCCAGGAATGGTGATTTATCCAGCCTGCGGAGGGCGATCAGCATGGTTTGCAGCCGCGCGGTTGATAGCTTTTCAAGGGGCTCTGCGGTGGTCACAGCGTGGCTTCATCAGCCATCCTCACAGGCCTGGCCGACCGCCAAACCCTCCGGCTTGTCCAGTGGAGGCGTGCCCCGCAAAATTGTGGCCCCGCAAGCGAGCTCGTTCGGACCGGTCAGGACCACGTACCAGGGCGACATAACCTCATAGAGTTTCCTAACCATCACGCTTCCCCCTCTAGTCGTTTCTCGCCCAGCCGAGTTCCGGCATTTCGTCATCGAGTGAAAGGTTGGAGTCCACGATAGCGTCGAGTGGGTCTTCGACCGACCGCCGGATCTGGGTGACCGTGGCGCCAGGGAACGCTTCCTTAACCTCAGTGACAGCCCGGTAGTTGGTCAGCATCCGCCCCAGCTCATCGAGGGTATAGACCACCACCTTGCGCCCATCCCTCACCACCGCCCTGGCCTCCTCCGCAGTACGGACGATCGCCACCACGGTGCCGTCCTCCAGCGCCGTCTCCCAGACCACAGTAGCCAACTCGGGCGCGTGGTTGTCTGTGGCCACCCTGTCGAGCGCCTGCCACGCCGCAATCATGCGGGAACTTTCGCGCCGCACTGCTTCAAGGTCGCCGTGCCAAATAGCTTGATTGAATAGGTAACGCTGCCTGTCGTATTTCTCCCTCAACTCCGCGGAGACCAGCAGCCGCAAACGGCCGGCGCCCCACCTTGTTTCCATCGCCATGGCCACAGCGTCTGCGCCATCGATGTGCGCCTGTCCGGCAATGTAGGTTCCAGGGGACATCGCCCATGAGCGAGTTCGTCCCCGCGGAGCGATCCCTTCTTTGACTTTACCCATCGAGTTCCATCCTCGCTTTTAGATTGCATACAACCAAACACTCTCACCCCCCATACCCCCCTAGGAAGGGAAGCGATACGATACAACAACGGAACCAATCCCGTTGTATCGTAGATCGATACAAAATAACGAAAGCAAATCATGAGCTTATCCGAATTTGTATCGAAAAATCGGTCTCTGTATCGGGGCCGATACAACGACAAATGGAACCGGTTTTGTATCGCGGTTTCGCGATACAGATGATCCCCTTTTGTTCACGTTGGAACTTTGTCATCCAAAAGCTCCTGACCCGATTTCGGTCTCACCCTTCTTGGTGAGCTTGTATTTGCCGTTGCGGTGTTTGCTGACAAAACTGAACTCGAGCAGGCTCTTTATAATGCGCTGCACCTTTGACCGGCTTGGCCGGCCCTCATTAACGAACCCGCATCGGACGGCGATCTGCTCAAACGTGGCGTTGGGACTGGCAGCCATAATCTTGAGCACCCGGTTTTCGTCATTCTCGAGTTTGCGCCGACCTTCCTCCATGGTGAGGTCGGCAACCGGAACGGCAACCACGGACGGCATCAGCCTGCCGTCGGCGTCATGAACCCGCACGCTGTCCGCCATTCGAAGCTCGAAGGCCAGCGGCTCGAACTCTGGCCCGCGGAACTTGCCCAGCCAATGCAGGCTGACCTGCCTTTCGGCGTCAGCCCACAGCGTCAAGTTCCCATCCACCTCATTGAGGAAAGCGGACCCTCCCATAGGCAGCAAATTGTCTTGGGCGGCGTTCTTGATGGGATGGCAGTTGACCAGCACGGCGGGCTTGCCGTGCAGGAAGGTCAGCTCCCTAAGCAGGCGAGCATAGGCGCCCTGCTGGCTGTTGGAGTTGGTTTCATCGCCAGGGAAGTAAGCCGCGGCGGTGTCGACAATTACCAGCACCAGGTCGTCGATGGCGTCAGCTTCCGCCCGGATCTCGACCATTCGGGTGGCGATATTGACCACGCCGGCGATGAACCGCATTTTGAGCTGTTCCGGCACAAAACCATAGGCCTCGCCCAGCACCAGGAACCGGGCCCGGATATCGTCTGGATTCTCGCCGGCGAGGAGCAGCACCGTGCCCTGCTTGACAGCTCGACCGTGCATGTTCTCGGCGCGCGCCACGCATTGCGCCACATACATGGCCACCGCGGTCTTGCCGTGCCCGGTGCGGGCCGTCAGGCTGTACAGATAGCCGCGCTGCAATATGCCGTCGATGAGATAGGCGGGCGGCGTAAAGCCATCGATGAACTGCTCGGCGTTGAGCAATAGCGGCAACGGCTGACCGGTCTTGGGATCGATCGGCGGTGGCTGTGGCGGTGGCTCATCTTTGGGCTTTGGATTGGGCTTAGCCGCCTCCGCGACCATGCGAGGCGATCCCCAGTGGCGTAGGGTGGCGCGCCATTTTTGCCGGAACGCGGTGGGCCCTCGCCCTTCTCGCTCCAGCCCCTCGAATTTGGTGACGCCTATGATGCGACTGGTGACCCGGCGCTCGTAGATCTCGTAGGCCTTCTCGGCCGCGGGTAGCCACACCTCTATGGTGGGAGGTATTGGGCTTTGCCGGTACAGTTCCAGCACCGCGCGCCAAATCACGTTTCGCATCACCTTCTCACGGCCGTCCTGGACGTTGCCAAAGCCGTCATAGTCACTTCCAGGCGAGGCGGTGTGTTCGTGCGGCGTACTGCCCTGGTCGCCTCCGTAGGCCCCCGCCAGCGCCTCTACAGCGTCCAGCAACCATGGCTCGGCGATGGCGATAGGGATCTCCCACGGCGCACAGCCTGGCGCCCATTGGTAATGCCGGCCGCTTTCGTGGAGACTTGCTGGCATGACGGCAAAGCCGGCCTGTCCGCGGATATCGATGCCTAGCGAGGTGCGGTTGGTGGGGACGTGATAGTTCGTCGGAGCGCGGAACAGTTTTTGCCGTCCGCCGCCACCGGTTTGCTGCTCGGCGGTTTCCGGATTTATGTTGTTGTTTTCGACGCTGATGAGGCCGCGCCACCATTGGTCGGCTTGCGGTCCTTTGTGGTCGTCGAAATCGAGCACAAACACGTTGCCGCTGGCTTCGCCCGTGACGATGCCAAGATTGTCACGTGTGACATGCTCGCCGCCGGGGGCGTACCAGCGATCGAACGTGGTTTGCGGCGCAAGCTTGTGGTGATACTCGGTCCACTCCGACAGCTTGGGGCGTTTCCATGGCCCTGTGGTTTCGCCAGGTATCCAACTAGGAATCACCTGCAAGCCGAGGGTGCGGTACATGCAAGCCCAATCCGCCGGACTGGCGAAATCTGGATCGAAGTCCGGCGGGCAAAAGGCGTGGTGCATGGCGGGGGTTCAGTCGAATGGGAAACCTATTAGTGTGATGGCTTTCAGAAGCAGGACGCAGAACACCAGCCAGCCGAGCAGGAAGAGGAGGTCGGCGATCATTGCAGGACTAAAAACGGTTGCCTGCACTTGCCACAGATCCCTTTCGTATCAGGCTTCCCCCACATCTCTTCGCCGCACGAGCATATAAATTTTGTAGGTTCGCCATCACCATCCCAGTCGGGAAACTCGGCTTGAATCTCTTCTTTTGAACGAACTAGCCGAGTGCTGTTTGGAGCAGGTGAGTTGTGTTCGATCGGCATGCTGTCGATGTGAGAGCCGTGTTGCTGAAACCAGGGCGGTTTGTCTTTATCTCGGGTCATGGGGGTGTCTCCAGTATATCGCGGAGTTGCTCGCGTTCGTGTTGGGTTAGCTTGGGTAGCTGCTTGAGAATGATTTCGAGTGGTGTTGGCTGTTTACGAAAGCCAGCGTCGATCGCAGCAGCGTGAGCTGAGAGTTCGCCACGCACCACCTTCTCGGCGAGATCGGGGCGGTCGCGCTTTAAGCGTTTGAGCGTGTAGGTAGGGTCTGTCCCCCGAAAGCCAGTAATATTATCACTGGCTTTATTCCCTCTACCGCCTTTTGCTCCAGCCTCACTGTAATCAACAAGTGGTGCCGGATCGACTGCTTCATCAATTAGCCGTCGCACATCATCATGCTTGATGCAGAACGCTTTCAATTCGTTAACAGTAGAGTTCAGCCCGAACCAAAAAGGCGCAGCCGCAAAAGCTTCAAACGACTTGAACGGCTGACCATTTTTGTCGTGACATTCCTTCCACACCTTGTGCTCGATTAAGGTCTTCAAACTCATGGGCACCAGCTCAAAGGCGCGCTCGCCTCCATGCATGATGCTGCGTTGAAGATTGCGCAAGGTATTGATCGGCTGTCGCGCTTCACTAAACATTTTCGCTGCTCCCTACCCAGGATTTGAGCAGCTCTTCAACCTGCTTCATTACCTCGATGCCGCGGTTATCCATGAGGTCATTGAGATCACGAACACCGGTCAACTTATAGATATCGGTCCACACTTTTCCAAAATCCGGCTCACTGGAATTGCGCCGAATAGCAAGTCGCCTAGCAAGTTTATTGATGTCGCGGCGTAAAGCTTTCTTTTGAACTTGTAATGGTTTTGCCGGTGCTTCAGTCGGATCGATTGTCACACCAGCTTTGCGCATCACACACGCAATTGCGGATGCAGCAACACCAAACAATTGCGGCGCCTCTTCCTTGAGTTTTTCAGCAGCATTGATTTCTGCTGCTGAATAGGCGTCACCAAAATAGATTGCACCACCGTCTTGATGGGTTGACCCCAAAGCAATAAATGGTTTTGGCTCCCCACCTTCACCACCCTTTCTTTTTTTGCGCTCCTTCAAACCGGCATCCGCTTCCTCTTGAATACGTTCTGCCCACTCGACGAGTTGCGGAAATTTTGGAATGAAGATCACCGCGTGCTCTTCGGCATCTTCTTTTATAACACTCATGACCCGGCCACAGAGCTGCCGAAATAAAAGCTCTGTGGTAGGGCGCGTTGCCATAATCAGTACCATGAGGCGCTTGATATGAACGCCTTCACTGACTTTGCGGACGGCACACAGAAATTTTTCAGCGCTTTTACGGAAGTTTTCGATTATTGCTGCTCCGTCTGTATCGTCATGACTCACAACAACCGGTTCGTTACCGGTTACTCTGTGCGTCAGTTTGCCGATCTGACGAAGATGTCGCGTATCATCTTCATCAATGCCAGGACGACAAACAACCAAGCAACCGGCATTGGTGTACTGAATCCGAAATTCATCCAGCTTGGCCTCACCCCTGGCAATAAAGGTTTCTAGCCATGTTGAATCACCGCGCATAATCGTAGCGCTTGCGCCACGAACGTCATCTTCCATTTCGGCTTCAGATAGTTTGACCTTTACAGCGCGTCGCTGGCTCTCTATTTCCTCATCCTGCTGTCTGACAAACTCTGCAATGCCATCGTCAGTGACGAACTCAACAGCGCGGCAAACTCCGTCAGCCACAGCTTCCTGATAGCTGTAAGTGTAGTGAGCGACCGCTTTTCCTGCATCGTATTTGATGAAGGAAATGCGCTGGCCATCGCCGCGAAACACAGTGCCGCTAATTGCCAATACTTGAACCGCACAGTCCTTCAATTGTTCACCAGCTTGGCCCCAGACATTCAATTCGGTCAGATGGTGAACCTCATCAAAGATCACGAAAAGGCGAACACCATTTCGCTTCCATGTCTGAAAGGTACTGATCAAGTTTGGCAGTTGCGAATATGTGATGACGGCACCGCGAAATTCAGTCGGGCACGCCCGACTTTCATGAAGGACCGTCGTAATCTCAATACCGACCTTGTGGTAATCGCCAAGAAAACCGGAATCTTCATCACCTTTGATGCTTGTGAGTGGAGCAACGGCAACGACAAAGTCGGCTTGATTTGATTCAAGCAGCGACTTGAAGCAGAACGCGGAAAATATCGTCTTTCCGCACGCCATAGTGGCGTTAAGCAAAAAGGCGCGGTCAGTACAATTTTCGAATTTTTCGAGCGCTTCTGCTTGCCATTCTCTGAGAACAATCATGCTACTTCTCCTATGTGTTAAACGGTGACAGCGCCTGCACAGCGCCATTCCGTTGGTGATTTCGGTAACACCGCCATCGGCGTACCGAATCTTGTGATGACCATCCCAATCCCTGAGAAGCTCACCACATTGTTCACACCTGCCATCCGCACGGATGAACAAATGTCGTCTTTGAGAGCGATTGAATGATCGCAACACCTCTCACCTACCCAAAATCATCGTCCGCCATCTCGTTCGACGGCACTATTGTAACGTGAGGCTTAGGCGGCTCGGCCCGCGTAGATCCAGTTGCAGGCGCAGTTCGCGTGTCTGTAGCGTCAGAATGCCCCGAGGGTACGTTCCCGCTTTTGGGCACAAACACTAGATCCCCTCGTGGCGACCAGCCTGAGATCTTGAAAGTCGGATGATAGTTGGTCGACTTCTGCGCGCCTGTTCCGGTCGTTACAGGCGTGATTTTCTCCACCACCAGCACAGGAAGTTTCCCCGGATACTTGCCGTGCTCGGCGAGATACTGCTCATAGACAACCTCGACGCCGGACAGAAACGCCTTGCTGGTGCCGGCGATTTCGCGAAGGGGTTTGTCACCGCCGCAGTCTTTCGACAGCTTCACCATGAACCTGATGCCATTCTTGTGGTTGGGGCTTGGCCGATCCGGCAATTGCGTGCCCATGGGCACTAATCTGAAATCTGGCGCCGTGCTTGGCGTGAACAATATCCAGCCGGTTTCGAGATTGTCGAAGTCGGCAATGAATTTCACGATCGGCGTAATATCCACCGGCTCATTTTCGAAGACGCCGTTATTATCGACGCGCTCCATGCGGAAGAACCGTCCTGCGCGGGCGTCGTATTTTAGGACTGGTGTGAAGTCGCCGCCACCTGTAGGCTCAGTAGAAAATCCAAACACGTTGCTCATTTTGACATCTCCTAAAAGCTGCGATGGGCTCGCAGCGCGCCGTTAGATTCGCCAGTGTTCATAAGCGAGTTGTCGCGCAGCCGGCGCCGTCCAGTAGAATGAATCGAGATCCGGTACGGTGATATCGACGTAGAATTGCGGATCGTCCGACAACGACAAGAATTTCTCGACACGCAGCGCCACCTGATAGAGCGCCGCCCGGTGCGCATCGATGTTCTCGACTGCGTAGGTCTGGCATTTCTTAGGGGTGCAGTAGGTTATGCGAGCGTCGGCGTTGTTACTGGTGACATACAGCGAAACCTGCTTGGCGTGATTGACCTTCACCTCGGACGGCATACGCTCGGAGGTCTTTAGATCCGTGGTGATGTTGTGATCACTCCAATGGAAATCGAAATAGCCGATGATCGGCAGTGTCAGGCCCTCCGGCTTCCATTCCACCAGACCCTGGGTATGCGAGGGCACGCCATAGGGGCGCAGTTCGATCAGCGCCTGCTTGATCATGTCGGGAATGTTAGCGCGGTATTTCTCGCGACGCTCGTCCGTAGACATCGCGGTAATGGTGTCATAGCGCGTGTAGGCAACGTCGACGCACGCTTCCAGTAGGGCATCCGGTTTCAATAAGCCAAGCGTCACGCCATCCTCGACAGCTGCGCCCCGATGCGCGGGAACGCCAACCGGCTGCTTAAGGCCAAGGATCTTTTCCAGCACCCACATGGCGGGCGCAGCAGCAAACAGGTTCAGCGACGATGGCGAATGATGTTTGTAAATTTCAATCATTCCTGCATCTCTTTCTGCTTGCGCTGAAAATATTCCTCGCGGATTTCAGGCATTACCGCTCCGCAAGTGCATTCCCACCAGTACTGATCGGTGTGCCAGTCGCAGTCTGGTTTGTGATTGAGCGTAAAGATGCTTTCGTAGAATTCCTTGTCTGACATCATGCCGCTTCCTTCCGCGCAAACTGTGCGGCGTAAAGCGCGAGTAGTGCAGCCTCCGCTCGTCCTTGATCCTTCTTCCGCGCAAACGATGCCGCGCATGCCGGGAACGACTGAAGCGCCAAGGCCCGGCATTGCTCCTTGCCTTCGGGACCGCCTCCAACCTTCATGGTCTTTTTCCACGCGCCAGGCGTGACCAGCGTGGTTGGAATATTGAGCAGGCTCACCACCACCCGGGCGGACGTGTAGGCCGAGCCAAACCGCCATGCCTGCTTGACGCCATCGCGCGGCATCGGACCGACACGTTCGATGTAGGCGATGTCGGGACCGAACGAGCGGATCATGTGGCTGAGTTGGTGGTGGTTGATTTCACCGTCCACCACCGGCATGTCGTAAACCGCAACACGATCCGGAATGCCGGTCATCAGCACAGCGAGCGCGCCGCCAAGTCCGGGATCGATAGCAAGGATACAGGTCATGTTGGCACCCGTTCGATCCGGTAGTGTCCACGCCGGTCGGGCCCGTCACCGCTGATGCGGATACGCACGTTGCTCTCCATCAGCATGCAGTTGATCTGGCAGACGTTGACGCGAACCGCGTTGGCGGTGGCGTTGCCCTGATAGCATTTGGCAATGATGCCCAGCGTGGTGATGCCTGGATTGCGGTCGATGGCGTCGAAGATCTGAGCTTTTCTTGGTGGCAGATAAACGCCACCGCGCTTCTGCGAAGGCATCGGTTGCTGGCAGCACGGACAAAGCGGGTATCTGCTCACGGATCGTTGTGTTTCCCTTGTTTCTCTTGTTGGTCAGGTCGGCCACCGGGGCGAAAGGGACGCCATCACCCCGGTGACTTCATCCGCGCGTGATGGTGGGACCGCTGCGCGCGGAATTCACTTATCCCACATCTTCCGAACATCATCCTCGCTCAGAACGTCACGAACAATCTCAGTCGGTTTTACCCGCGCGACGATCTTCGCTATCCAAGGCGTCACCTTTCGGCCAAACTGGCGAACCTCGTTACCGGTACAATCACCTATGGCCTTGCCATTCGGCATGATCCAATCGAGCAATATCAACTCCGCCTGCTCCTTGATTTTCTCCCGCACCGCCTCGCGGATCGTTTCCTGCTTTGCAGCACGAACCTTTTTCGCCTCGCTTTGGCGCTTTTCGTCGCCCGGTCGCGGATAGAGTGCACACAGATAGTTGTGGTTGTTGGTGAACCAGTATTCGATGATGTTGACGAGACGGCGCTCTTCAGCCTCGCTTTCGAATGCCTCACGCACGGCAGCCGGCAATATTAGAGGTAGAAAATCCTTGAACAGCGCCTTGCCTTCGTGCGGGTCTTTAGCCTCGTCCATGAGTGACTTGAGCAGTTCGCGCGGCCCATGGCGCCAGCTTTGCTTCGATGCTCCGGTGCGTCCGACTTCCAATAAGGTCATGGCGAGTCTCCTTATATGTTGAGGTTTGGTAGTTCTGCTTTTAACGCCAGATAAACGATCCTTCGGTCGCGTCTCGAAACTGAAAATCCCATCTCGCGATATACTTTCAGTGCCGCCAGTTCTCTTTGGCGTCGTATCCTGTCACTCTTCCGGCGCTGCTCTCTTTGTCGTTCGTTCATCTGCTCGCGAGTGAACTTGCGCGGTTGCCATTTCCTGTAGAGGCCGACGCCGTATAGATGCCAGTTTAGCGCTTCCATCTGGCGCGCTGCCTCCAAAATAAAAATATCAGTGCGTTTCGGAGCCAGTTGGTAACGACTGCTCTTCCCAGCGTTTATTCGTCCTAATTTGCTGAAGCAATTCTTGCCGCAAGTCTGGCTCGACCAGCGAGTAATAAAAGCGCTTCCACAGATCACACAGGTTTTGGTCCGTGACGGACGAAAATACTTACCGCTGTCTTTCCTCCGCTGGCGTATCCGTTCACGATTCAATTGGCCATACTTGCGATCCCTGGCGCGTATCTCTTCGAAATTCCGCTCTCGATAGCGACGACATCTATCTCTTTCATGCTCCTGAAGGCATAGCTTCGAACAATATAGAAACCGGCCTTGTCCTCGGTCAGGAAAGGCAATTCCGCAAGTGGCGCAATTCAGAATCCTACGCCTGAGCAGTTCACGCAAATAGCTGCACTCCTCTTCCGTCAGCTTCGGCAACATATCCGCGCGTCGGATAGTGGGGATTAGTGGGCGCGCGGAATTTCTTAAGCTGCGCGTTTGCGCTTCTCGTAACCGCGCATCCGCCACAGATGCGGCGGTGCGGTGTAGTCGAGCGCCGTCAGCGCATCGGTCATGATTTTGTAGGTATTGGAAGGAAACGACTCGAAGACGTAGAGCCAGTTTAAAGTCGCTGACTTGGTGGCGCGCGTTAGCGCGGCGACCTTCTTGATTCCGCCCAAGGCTTCGACAATTTCCGCTGCGCTGGTGAGGTTCTTCATGGGAAGGAAGGCCACCCCGAATGGACGAGACGGGAGCCAGCCTATTACCAAGCCGTTTGGTAAGTCAATTAACCTTTACAAAATTTCTTGTTAGTTTGCCCAAAGTCCTAATTGAAAAGTGTTCCAACCAAATATATTGGTAACTGGTGCCAAATCATTTGGCGTCAGCGCAGAAGGACAGTATGAAATCGGCGAAGACTAGGAACGACAGGAGCGAAGCGATCCGGCGGCGATTGATGACGGTCCGCACCAAGGAGACCGGCGACAATCGATCCGCGTTCGCGCGCAAGCTAGGCCTATCGGTCAACCGCTGGAACAATTACGAGCACGGCTACCCTGTTCCCTTGAGCGTGATTATCGACATCATCAATCTCCCCACCGGATACACGGCTGGCTATCTCATTGATGGCGATATGGGAAGTTTTGATTAAGAGACTGGCGGATGAGTTGGATGGGCTAGAAGCTCAATTGTTCGCACCCAAAGGGAAACGCTCTTCGTAACCTTCGAAATGTGCTGGCAGTACATTTTTGCGGTTTTTGAAGCGAGTTCCGGATTAGCTGGCGTTGCTCTCATCAGTTGATCCATCGCCAGTTCTACCTCTTCTTTTTCTGTCATGTGCAAAATCCCTCCCACGTCCGGGGGAGCCCAGAACTGATACAACAATGCTTTCCGCCTGATTGTTTTTGATGAGCGTTCAACCTTACGCTTTTTTAATTTTCCGTGAAGGTGAAATGTCAGGCCGGTGACAAATTTTTTCCAACTGCGACTCTCTTGACTTAGATCAAGCGCGAACGCAGCGAACCGAGTCGCCCTCTTCAAACAAGGTCAGCGCTGCTACCTTTTGACATCGTATAATTACAGACCTGGCTTAGAGATTCGTGCAGCCCGTCACGCGAAAGCACGCCATCTGCACATCATTCTGTTCATGTGTAAAAATTTTTTCCAAAGGAAATTTGGAGCTAGACCTACCAAGTCATTTGGTATTAGGCTCCGACGCTGTTCATCGAGTGGAGGGGGGTAATGAGCTATATGACCCGCTTGCCAGGCATCCCCGACACCGACGAAATTAAGCCAGGGATGGCCTTCTTTGTCGGCACCGGGCCATTAGGAAAAACCTGCGGCGACTGTGCGCACCGCGGCTATTGGCGGCCGGCCAAGGACAAGTTTAATCCACGCATACAGCTGCTCGAAGAGAAGCATTACAGAACCCAGGCGTGCCGAAAATATTTCGAACTCAGCATGAGGCACGGGCTGCCGGTCAAGGCCGACTGGGCGGCGTGTAAGTATTGGGAGGGGAGGCCAGAGAAGTGACAACATCCATAGAGTACGCCGTACCGCGCCGCATGCTTACCATTGCCCAGGTGCTTGAAATCGTCCCAGTGGGGCGCACAACGCTTTTCAAGATGGAACGTGAAGGCACCTTCCCGGCCAGCCACTACGTCAGCGCCAACCGCCGGTTCTGGTACGCCGACGAGGTCGCCGAGTGGCAGGCCGCCCTGCCACTTAACCGCCGTATCCGCCGCAAGCCCGTTCAAGTCCGTTCAGTGAACGGATAAGGACTATTCTAGTGCTGGAGTAGTGCTAGGGGCCTTTTGGCCCCTTTTTCTTTGTCGTCAAAAATCCAAGAAACCCCCATCGTTATTGACTTTCTTGCATTTCCGAAAAAGCTTGACCGCATCACATAGTGCCGCTATAAGTTGTAAAGTTGAACCGGGGTGAACAGACAAAACTCTATAAAACTAGACACCACTTGATAGGCTCGTTCAAGCCCGTTCGACGACGTTTCCGCCACCTTAGTGCAATTCGCACTAAAAACCATCGCAAAAACCATCGTCGCATCGGCGAACGTGATGCGACCTAGAGCCGCTAGCACTACTAGCACTAACCGGAGCCAACATGCCCCAGCTTACCGTCAAACTCTGTGCCCAGCCGGTCGCCAAGCAGACCAAATACTTCGATGAAAAATGCCCCGGCCTCTATGCTGGTGTCGGCCCCAAGGGGAGGGTGACCTTCTTCTACAAGTTCTGGAACAAGCAAATCGGCAAGCAAGAAACGGTTGAGATCGGCCGCTGCGAGCAGGACCAGTTGACCGCCGAGGTCATCAATCTTGTTCGTGCCGATGCGCAGGATAGAAGTTCCAGGATCAAGCGAGGCCTGGTCAGTCAAGTCAAGGTGCGACACGTTCAACAGAGGACCGAGATCGGCGGGGCTAGCGTCGATCGCGTAATCGATGACTTCGTTGCCTACATCAGCAAGCCGGTCAAACAGCCGGACGGCGAGATGCGCCCGCGGCTGGCAAGCTGGAAAAATATCGAAGGCTTTCTGGAACGCGAAGTGCGGCCCGACATCGGCAAGTATATTGCCGCCGAGGTTACCAACAGCGACATTGCCCGCATTCAGAAACGGATCGCTATTCGCTCGACCAGCGGCGCGCGACAAGTTCGCAGCGTCATGATTCGTCTGTTCAAGTTCGGTGCCGAGGCAGACAACCCTTATGGTCTGAAGATCAGTCCGTGCCACAACCTGCCCAAGGTTGACAAGGAGCACCCATGTACGCGTGTTCTCAATGTCGAGGAGATCCGGACGCTATGGTGGGGCCTCGACGATCCTAGCCTGCCGTGCATCCGGTCAGTGGCGCTCGCCATTAAGTTCGAACTGGTTTCGATGCTGCGGACTGCCGAGTTCCGCCAAGCTCGACGCAGCCAGATCGATGGCTTTGGAACCTCGACGCCGGTCCTTCGTGTTCCAATGAAGCTTGTGAAGAAGCGCCGCGCGATCCATCAGCCGCTCAACAGTCTCGCGGTCGAGATCGTCAACGAGGCGCTCTCGTTACACAATAACGACGTGATCTTCTCGCCTCGCATGCTCGACCCGGAGGCCGTGCTGAACCGCAGCGCGCTCAACCATGCCCTCGCCGGCAAGGAGGGCCGTCCTGGAATCATCCAGCTTCTCGGCATGAAACGGTTTACCCCGCACGATCTGCGCCGCACCGCGGCGACACTAGCGAGCGATATCGGTTGCACCGATGCCGAAATCGCCAAGTGTCTTGATCATGCCAAAGGAGCGGGCGAGAACGTCGCGGAGGTTCCGTCCGTAACCGGGCGCGTCTATATCCAGTCGGAGCACCTCGACAGAAAGCGCAAGGTTCTCAGCGCCATCGACGCTGCGTTGCGAGAGATTATTGGCCCGCGTCCAAGGAAGCTCAAAATGGTTGCTTAAAGGGGCGGTGCCAAAACTAGCGGCCCTTCTTTGGCGGCGTCGGCTTGATGTCGATGCCAGTCGTGCCCAGAAACCGCACCCCGGCAGTTTCCAGCGCACCCCGCATCGCCGTCAAGTTATTAGGATGCGGTTCCCGCCGCCCGGCCTCAAAGTCGAGGATCGTGTTTACAGACACTTTTGCTTTGGCCGCGAGTTCAGCTTGGGTCCAACGTAGCAACGCGCGAGCTGCCATACATTGTTCTGGCGACATCACCGAATTGTAGTAACTCTTTGAAATTTCGTCAAAATTCGTTATTTTTTCCAACATGCGACATTATACCACAGATTGAAATTTAATCGCATAATGCCACAAAATTTGCAATGTTCTTTATTTTATTTAGAGAGGCCTCGCGCCCGCCGCGCGAGGATGCCTCGTCGCACTTCCACGCGACCCAACAACGAGGCCAACTGGGAGCCGTGCGTGCGGCTCCCATTTTTTCGTTAAAAACAGAATTGACGCATTTCGCATGGAAGATCGCCCGCGTAGCCTATGCGCGCAAGCCAGGGAGGGGCGGCGGTATGACCTACGATGAACATTGCAAGCTGCTCGACGTACTGGCCGAACAGGGTTTAGCCGCGCTCGATCACGCCGACGAGGATGCCGCGCTGCTCTATGTCACCGCGCTCATCGATCTTGTGATCAGGCACGGCGATGAATTGCGTCGCGACGCGCCGCCAGTCGACCAGATAAGATTGCAGGAAATGAAGCGGCTGTTCCGGCCGATCCTGCAGGCGATCGAAGAGCGGCTGGGACCGCGCAAGTCATGGCAGTGATCGGCGATGATGGCGGCAAACCGAAAATGGACGAGGTCACCGAGGCGCGCCTCGAGGCGGCGATCGTGGTGGTCGCGCGCGCGATCGACAAGACCGGGGAAACAACCTGGGTGCCGCTGCTGGAAAAGCTCGAGGCTGAACTGAAGAAAATGAAAGGCGCGCGCGACGGTGTTGCGCGCGCGCGCCAGATCACGGAAGCCTACAACGCAAAGGGGCTTGACGATGATCAGACGCGAGCAGTGCGGCTGGTGCAAATGATCCGGCCGCTGCTCGCCGGTAACCAGCCTGAAGCGGTCGGCGCCGCGCTTGGCGAACTGGTCGCGATCTTCCTCGCCGGCCATCATCCATCGACGCGCGCTGAGGCCAGGCAGACGCTGCTCGAACTGATCGACGAACTGGTGCCGGTCTCGATCGAGGAAATGATCGAGCAAGGCCGAGTGCCCATGGAGTGGCAATGAGCAACATCAAGGTTAGTTTTGTCAGCCACCAGCGCAAAGCCAAGGTTGCGCCAAATCCGCAATATCCGGATGGGATCGACATCGATTTGAGGAACGGCGCCAAACAGGGTTGTGAAACGCCGTTGCCTTATCCGGCCCAATGCTGCGGCATCCTGCTGGTTCGCTGCTCGACATGCGGCGCCAGCGCAGCAATCACGACAGCCGGTCGCGCCGACGATCCGCGCAGCGTCAAACTGGCTTGCAAGACATGGCAATAAACCCGCCCAGAGCCATAGTACCTGCCGCCGTGCTGGTATGGTCCGGCCTTGCGGTGGCGGCGCTGTCGGCTCGTCAAAGCGAGCCGGTGGCGGCGCTGGCCGAGGCCGAGCCAGCTCACCCCTTTCAAGCGCGCTGGGACGACGCGACCCTGGCCGATCAGCCGTTGCTGAAGAAGCAAGATCGTCTGCCGCTGGCGACGGTGGCAGATGTCGTAGTTACTGAGCGCATCAAGCCGCCAGCCCCGGATGCGCCGGTGAGCGTGCCGCCTGTGATCCTGGTGCAGGACGACGATGACAAGTCGCCGCCTGCATCGCGACACAGGCGGCAGCACGCGGAAGTTAATACCTGCACCAAGCATCACATGAGGAAGGTCGTAGTGCGAGGCGGGAAATCATGGCGATGCAGGAAATGAGTGATCTTGTAAAGCGGCTTCGCAATTTTGAAGGAATGCCTGAGGCGCAGGGATGGAATATGATTGAAGCTGCCGACCGCATCGAGGCGCTGGAAGCGGCGCTGCGGGAGCCAACCATCGTCACCGACGAGATGGTGATGGCTGGTGCAAAAGCCATGGTCAGACTTGGTCATGACCATCGGACAAGGGGCGAGCCGATGCCGACCCGGCTTCAAGAAGCCCGCGCCTGCCTGATCGCTCACGCCGCGCTCGATAAGGACACAGGGCAATGAGCTTGCTGACAGAACTTCTCAAGGGCTACGCCGACCCCACGTACAAGACAGAGCTACTCGGCAAGGGAAGCCTCGATAATACAATCTCCGATCTCTTGGAGGATGCAGTGGAGGCTGGCCATCGCATCGAAGCGCTGGAAGCCGCGCTGCGGGAGATAGCAACCACTGTCTCAACGTCGCGGGAGCCGTTTCTTATAAAGCTGGCTGTCATAGGCAATGTAGCCCGCGCCGCGCTCGATAAGGACACGGGGCAATGCCGGGAACCGTAGACATGAGGTGGCGCAGCCCGGTTTGCGACGCGTGTCGGCGCGAAGTCGATTATGTCCGCGGCTCGGTCTGGCACGGCGACAGCCGGATTTGCACGGAATGCTTCATGCAGTGGTACGACCCCGATAACAGCACGTTCGATAATTGCGATCCGGTTGAACTCGGCAACTACATTCGCAGCAAGCACGGCTTGCCACCATTACCAGCCGCGCTCGATAAGGACACAGGGAAATGAGCAACAAACATCAATTAGGTGATGCACCAATCCAGCCCGAATTTTACGTGAAGATGAATGACCTCGCCAAGGTACTCGATAAATTTTTAAATGGCGAAGCAAAGGGCAAGGACCGCAAGAACGGTTTTGTGCTGATGGTGTACGCATTTGGCAATCTAGCTAGCGGCGATGCGCGCTGCAATTACATCTCAAATGGTGCAGATCGCAGGGATGTAGTCACCTTGATGAAGGAAATGATTGCCCGTTTTGAAAGCCAGCCAAAACAATCCGGTAAGGCATGATCGCCCGCGCCGCGCTCGATAAGGACGCAAGACTTTTATGACAATCCAGTTCAGCCGATGCTTCGCAATGCCGAACGCTGAAACATTCAGCGTTAAGCCCATTGGCGAGTTCGTGAAGCGATACCTGGCCATGACGAAGGTTAGCGTTGATCCATTCGCTTGTAACCGGGATTGGGCAACCTACACGAACGACATTAATTGCAACACGTTAGCGCAAACACACATGGATGCCGAAGAATTTCTGTTTCACTTGGCTCATCGTGGCGTGATTGCTGATTTAGTGCTGTTCGATCCACCTTATAGTCCCAGGCAGGTTTCCGAGCACTACAAAGCCGCTGGCCGCAAAGTCATTGCGGAAGATACACAGAACGGCAGACTTTATCGCCGAGTTCGTGATGCCATTGGTTGCATCGTCCGCCCTGGCGGGGTCGTGCTTTCGTTTGGCTGGCAATCGGTCGGCATGGGCATTGGTCGCGGTTATGAGCTAATTGAAACGATGCTCGTTGTTCACGGCGGTGGCCACAACGACACGATCTGTATTGCCGAAATCGCCCGCGCCGCGCTCGATAAGGAAAAAAAATGAGACTGACAGAACTTCTCAAGGGCTACGCCGACCCCACGTACAAGAAAGAGATCATGGGCTACGTCTTTGCTACCTCGTCATGTATCGGCTGCGGCCGACTGTTCTCGTACAACCCGCACCGCGTTCCGTCATGCAGCGCGGTGACCGGCAAGCGCGAGCCGATCTGCCTGGATTGCGTCGAGCGGGTAAACCCGGAAAGGGTGAAGAAGGGTCTCGATCCGATTGTGATCCAGCCCGACGCCTACGAGCCATTGCCGGAGGACGAGCTGTGAGCGAGTGGCCGAGAAGCGAGTGGCCGAGATACTACATCCTCGTTGATCGTCTGCCGGTCGCGGTTGACTTCATGACGTGGGCACCCTGGTTCGGGAACATCGACGCCCGGCGTGTCGCGCGAACCGTTATCGACGCACACTGCTCGGTCTCAACCGTGTTCTGCGGCTTCGACCACAATTTTGGCGGCGGCGAGCCGCTCCTGTTCGAAACTCTGATCTTCGGCGGCCCGCTCGCTCACGAGATGTGGCGCTACTCAACCTATGCCGAGGCCGAAGGCGGGCACGCCGAAGCCGTGACGCAAGCCAAGATCGCAGCGGCCAAGATCAAATCGATTGCAGACAATGCCGGAGCGAAAAATCAGAAGCCATGAGACTGTACGACCTTAAATCGCTTATCGAGTTCGCATCCGTGCAGGCGGAAAAATTCTTCCGCAGGAACGGCGTTCTATACCTGATGTATCACTGCATCAAGGCCGATGGCGAGACCGCGATCCTTACCCCGCCGCCAGACTGCGACAAGGACACGTCCGTCGCTCTGATGAAGGCGTGGTTCGCGATCGAGAACGTCGACCGCTACGTCTTCATGGACGAGGCGTGGATCGTTGATGATAGGCGCGGCCAGATCGGACTGGATATTGCGAAGGTCAAGCGCGAAGGCGTGCGCAACCATCCAGAGCGCCGCGAGATAGTGCTGTTCTCGGCTGAGAACATCCGTGGCGAGCAACTGATGGCGACACGCTTCATCTTGCGCCCGGAGGTCGGCAAGCCGAAGCTCTCGCCGCTCAAGATCGATGAGCCGTTCGACCACAGCGAGGGCCGCATGGTCGGAATGCTCAACTGGAGCGCCGTGCTCAATAAGGACGCCAGCGAATGAGTGAACTTGTAAGACGTTTACGTAAACAGGCTTCTGACGCCATCGATTGGGATGGCGAAACGTTAAAGAGGTGGGATGAAATCCGGGGCATGATTGAAACGCGTAAGGGCAGCGACCTTCCACGGCTGATGTTCGAAGGCCTGATTGAGAATTTAACCGAACTCATAATCGAAGCCGCCGCCCGTATCGAGGCGCTGGAGACGGCGCTGCGGGAGATCGAAGATTGTCTCGACTATGTCAAAGACAAAGGCGTTGTATGGAAGATCGCCCGCGCCGCGCTCGATAAGGACAATGAGAAATGAATGATGAGCATAACATCATTCAAACCGAGAATTGGCGACGGTATGCGGCTTGGGATCTGGTGCGCCAAGCCGTCATTGATTTACGCCGGGGCGGCGACATTACTGGCGTGACGACCGAGAAGATGAAGCGATTGTTTCCCGAGATTCAGACTGGGTATGAAACGCTTCGCGCCGCGCTCGATAAGGACGCGGGGAAATGAACGATACTCTTGTCGACCGTTTGCGTTTTCACAGCGCGACATTGGATCGATCGCTGTGCATGGAAGCCGCATCCCGCATCGAGGCGCTGGAGGCGGCGCTGCAAAGGATTGTCGGGATAAGCGAACATTACGTCGTTATGCCGTCAGTCTTGTGTGAAGCGATACAGGGCGCCCGCGCGGCGCTCGATAAGGACGCAGGACAATGATTGCGCTGCTCGACACCAGCCACGACCTTGACGACTGTGCCGCCGAGCTTGACTGCGCAGTAGGACAATTGCTGACGCCGCTGACCCGTTTCCGGTTACGCGATCCTGTGAGACCATGGGCGATCGACAACGGAGCCTTTGCCGGGTTCGATGTCGACGCATTCATGGCGTTGCTGGCGCGCGAGTTCGTACACCGGCAACACTGCCTGTTTGTTACCGTGCCCGACGTGGTCGGCTCGGCACGGCGAACGCTGGAAGTATTCGAACACTGGCGGGCACGACTTGGCGGCTGGCGGCTGGCACTGGCATGTCAGGACGGTCAGGAAGATCTGCCGGTGCCGTGGGGCCGGATCGATGCGGTATTCATCGGCGGCTCAACCAACTGGAAAGGCTCGCTTGCTGCGGTGCAGATCATCCGGGCGGCGCAATTGCTCGGCAAGCACGTCCACGTCGGCCGCGTCAATGACGGCGTGCGTTGGAAGCATTTCGAGCAACTCGGCGTCGATACCATCGACGGCACCGGCATTTCCCGCTACTCGAATATGCGTGAGGCGGTCGCCGACCGGCACCGGCAACTGGAATTTCAGACATGAACAAGCATCCAGATTATCGCGGTGTTTACGTTCGCACCTCACCGCGACCGTCACCCTATTTCGCTCGTCTCAGCCGCAAAGGCCAATGGATATTTTCGGCATACTTCAAGCAGCCAGAAGATGCGGCAAAAGCCTATGACCAAATCGCAGGTTCGATATGGGGCAAGCATGCAACTCTGAACTTTCCACGCGCCACGCTCGATAAGGACACGGGGAAATGAAGTTTTTCATCGATACAATAACTCCATGTCCAAGTGAAGTGCGTGTCGGCAATGTATATCACGTCAAAGGCGGTTACGGCACAAAGGCCGGGCACATGATGGTCTTGATGGCTATTACGGAAGGCGAGACTTGCCTTCTTATGGTCGTAGATAAACATGGCAATCCCGTTGGGATCACCAATTACGGAATGCACTCTCTCGATGAACGCATGCCGATAGCTTTTTGTGAAGGTCTGGACGCTTTGGAGTTTCGTATCAGGAGCTTGTAAGGACGTAAGAGAGATGAGCGACCGCAAAAGCGCCGAACGCGCTATCGAGGCTTTGAGAAACCCCGACCCATCGTTGGCGCATGTCGTAAACACTGTCAGGCAATCACTCGCTGAAGTAGTTGAAGACCAACAAAACCGCATCGAGGAGCTGGAGGCGGCGCTGCAACGCATCGTACAATGGAGCGAGGCTTATCCGCTTGACATCTTCCCAGAGCCTGACTGGAAGAAAGCGCGGTCGCTGCTTGAAGCTGGCGGCATTACCCTTGATGCGGTCTCCGCGCATTGCATGCGGCACGTCATCGAAGGCGTCGGCAAGATTGCCGGAGCCGCGCTCGATAAGGACGCAGGGAAATGAGCGAACCGGTAGAGATCAGGCGCAATCCGGATCAGTCGATTGACGAAATCTGTATTGATGGCGGTAACGTTCACATCGAGCAGATGGACGGTAACAGTTGGTTCATGGGCGTCGAGGCGAAAGACGGTTCATATTGGCAATTCTGGTTCGGTGCTAAGAACCGCAAATCTCTTGTGGAATTCAGACATGCCGAAATGACGCCAGCCCGCGCCGCGCGCGATAAGGACGCAGGGAAATGAGCGAACATCATCAGCACCCACGGCAAATATCGGGCGGTCGTGGTGGCACCGGCGGCAGGTCTTCAACCCTGCTTCGGCATCGCTCAGCATCCCTGACTGACCGGCCGATGGGAGCACAGTTCGGATTATCTATATGGGATTGATCGGCAGGCATGGTCGGAGATTCCAGCACGCCAGCGAGCCACAACACCACTACAACGAGGAGTAATAATCCGACGACCACGCCCCATTTCATTACGCTCATCTATGCAACGGTGGCCCGAACACCTGCCATCCCAAGATCAGGAACAACACGAACAGCAACAGCGTGCCTCCGATAACGCCGTACCCTCCAGCCATACCAAAATGCACGAGCAATCCGAACACGAACCAAATCAACATCAGAATCCAGTAAGCTAATCCAAGGGTCATGTTGGGTCCTCCTTTTCAATCAACACATGCGGCTCATAGCCAAGCGATTTCCTCCTACCGCCAGGGAAGTGCGAAATGGGAATGGTAATGTGGGTGATCCAGCAATGGCCGGACCTGTATGTTGCGCGCAAGGTTCTCGGCGACGCACGCCGTCCAGAACGCGAGATCTGCCACCGGGATCTCGACCGCTTGCGCGAGCTGTTTATTCAGGCCGGCTACAACCCGGAGCCGCGCCATGACGACGACGCCGACTACGTGGTCGAGTGGTGGACATCATGACCTGGTGGCTTTGGTTCATAGCCGGCATGTGGTTTGGCGGCACGATCGGCGCCGTGGTGGTCGCGTTCTTCTGCGGCGCCCGCGATCTTAACCAGCCATCGCAACGGGATCGGATCGAGTGAGCGGCGGCCATCCCAAAGCACAAAAGCGCCGTGTCTGCTGATGCGCCCGATCACGCCGCACCGCCCGCGCCAGTCGATGCGCCCCGGGTGCATGTTGTTGTTGAGCGAGACGGCGGCGCGTTTGTTCAAGGTGACACGGTCACCGGGCTGGAAGCGGGCCATCAGAACGCCCATAGCAGAAGGAAAACAATCGCCGCCATCAGCGCGACATAAGCCACAAAGATCAGGATGAGCCGCCAGAACGGGCCGCGCCACCAGGGCTCACGCGAGGGGATCTGGTTCATCGCCAACGTTGTCTGCGGCACTTCTCAGCATCTCGATCAGGCCGACGATGGCCGCCAGCGCGGCATGCTGCGCGTCAGCATCGCCGTCCTCGATCGCATTGTGCAGCCGCGTGGTGACATCTTCCATGCGCTCGATGAACTGGCTGACGGCTTCCTTCAATACGGCATCGGCCATGGTTTAAAGTTCCTCGCGATAAGGGTAGGTCACGGTTACTTCGTCGTCCGTGGCGATCTCAAGCGCATCCATCAGGCAAGGCGAGAGGTCCGCCGCTCTTCCGGTTTTTTGCTCATGCGGGCCCCAGTCAGCCGGAAAAGCCTTGGCACTCAACCCTGTCTTTGTCGCGCGCACCAGCGCAACATTGTCCGATGACGCGAGCATTTCCTTCGAGGTAATCGAATAATCCCAGCGGCAAGCGACATAATTAACTGCCACAGAATTAAGCCTTCTGGCCAACCCTGTCGTTCCGTCTGGCTGATAGGGGAGGAAGAGATGTGGTGCATCCATGACATCGTAGATAAAAGCCAGCCCCTCGTCCGGCGCCACACCGGTATCATCCGGCCCTCCAAAATGCGAGCACTTGCCGGTGACGTGCAGCCCCTGATCCGGTGGCGGCAGGGGGATGACGTTCTCCTCACCAGCCAGCAGCGCCGCGATGTTCTCGCAGATCAGATCAAAATGGGTCTTGTAGATCTCGGCGTCCGCCTCGCTATCGACAAATGCCACCTCAATTAAAATCGCCGGCATCGCGGTGTTGTTAAGGAAGAACAGATCGGTGCGCTTTTTCGGTCCCCGGTCGATGAAGCCACAATCGGCAATCGCGGATGACATCTGCTTGGCGAGCGAAGACTGCGTGACATATAGGCACTCGGTCCCCATCGGCTTCGCCGTTTCGGTGTAGGCGTTGAAATGGACCGACACATCGAGCTGCCGGGTCTGCGCATTATGATAGTTCACGATGCGGTTCAGGTTCTCGTTCTGCGTCGTGGAAACGGTATCGTGAAACGCCTTGACATCAATGCCCCGATCCTTCAATTCCTTGGCGACCCGATCGACTACGCGCGTCGCCTCGGCCACTTCGTTGAGGATACCGCTGGCACCCTGGCATTTGGTCGAGTGGCCCGACGAGATTACTATGCTTGAATAAGTCATGGCCTGTCCTCCTTCGGCAGCGCCGCCATGCAACGCTGCATCATTTCATCGACCATTTTGTCTTTGCGCAATGACGCGCTTTCCAGCCGCGTAAAGAAATCTCTACTGACCCATATTCCCGCCGCCAGGAACATCAGGTTGATTACGATCAAAGCCAATGCCAGCGGCTGGTTTTTCAGCGCATCAGTCACGCCGCTGACGACCTTGCCGGCCTGCTCTGGCATGCTCATGGGTTGATTTTCAGCGTGCGGGTCATCACATCCTTGATGCGCTCAATGCTTTCCTTATTGCTGTCAGTCTTGCTTTCCAGCACCGTCAGCCGGTTGTCGATCACGTTGAGATGCGGCGAGCCGCGGGTCTCCAGCGTGTCGACCCTGGTTTCCAGCTTTACCATGTAGGCAGTCATGCTGAGCACCGCAGCGCCGATTGCGATCGTCTGCGCGATAAGGAAATAGACCAGCGTCGCGTTCTCGCGGACCCAGACCTTGAGCTCGGTCATGTCAGCGTCACCAGCGGATCAATGTAAAACGTACTGCTCGCTTTGCCGACCTTGACTCTACAATACACCCACCCCTTTTGCTGCGGCGTGAACGACACGTTGAGCTTGAACTTGGTAGTCGAACCGCCCCATGTCGCTGAGCTCGATGTCTGGCCGGCCGCAGTTGCCAGTAGATCGGCCTTGCCGTCGTTGACGAATGAGGCTTGCGGCGACGACGAACTGCCGAGATATTGGACATCAAGCCAGACATCGTCGTCATTCGGCACCGCGCCGCCGCCCCAGATGCCTTCCACCGTCGCCGTGACGCTCGATCCGATGGTATCATTCCAGATCGCGATCGGCGGGCACTCGAAAGGTATCGAGTAGTAGCAATTGGCGGTGGTGACGATCTTCCAGGAAATCGGCGTCGTGCCATCGGAGGCGCCGCCACTGCGGACAATAGTCGTGTCGTGGTCGAGCGTACCGGAGATGCGATGCCGAAAGGTACTGTAATTGATGCCGCTCGCGCCGCAGCGAATAAAATCGATCTCGCTAGAGCCGTGGGACAGCGGCACCGCCGACTTAGTCACGGCGGCGTCGAGCTTGCAATCTATGAACCTAAACCTATTAGCGGTAACTGGGGCGGACGAACCAGCAATGGTCTTGCCGGATGTAGCGGCCGAGAAATCGACGCCAATGCATTCGACATCGGCACCGCGCGTCGCCAAACCACTTGGAACGAGCAGGGTGGTCGGAATTGTGCCGAGCAGCGCCGATGCCGTATTGCGCCATTTCATCTCGGCGGTAAGATCAAAAGCCTGGTTAATGTTACCAAACGATGCCGTCGTATTGTTCAATTCGACATAGGAACCGCCGGTACCGCCCAAATTGCCGAAAGAGATTCTGCTGGTCGTGGATGTCGTGTTCAATCGCAACGAGCAATTATCGAAACGCAGCGACGCGGGGGCTGAGCCTGGAATTATGATGTGCGCCACATTAGCCGCATTGCCAGCAACAAAAAGAATGCCATCATAGTGCGTATAGCCGTTGAACGTAATGCTGGAGGCGCCGGTGGTGGCCACCTGCGCCGTCGCCAACCGATCGGCGCTGACCGGCGGCACGGAGCCTGCGCGGTTGACGCAGATAACCTTGGTCGGATTGGATACCGTTCCGCTGGATGTCAGCGTGATCGCCGCCGCCGTCGACTCCGCATGATCGTGCGCAACATAAAGCGTGTCACCCGCCGCCTCGGTCGCAAACGCGGTCGTCAGCGTCGTGAAGGCGTTCGCCCAGCTCGACCCGTTGTTGGAACCGCCGGCGCCCGAGTAGACGTAATAGACAGCCATGCGATCACCTGGAGTTAATCATGACGCCGTCAACGTTGGCATCGCGCGGCGTGGTCGAGGTATTGACGGCCACGGCCTCAAGCCCCATCAGGGCAGCACTTCGCGCCGTAGCGGGTGCACTGGTAATCGGCCCCATGCCGAGCGATGTGGCGCTGGCGTTGCCCGCCACGTTGGTGGCCGTCACCGTTACCGTAATTGTCGTGGTGAGGTCGGCAATGACCAGCAGATAGTTGTTCGATGTGGCACCGCCTATGCTCGTGCCATTGCGCTTCCACTGATAGGTGTAGGTGATCGGCAACGTGCCGGTCCAGGTTCCATCGGTCGTAGTCAGCGTCGACGTGACCGCCGTCGCGCCGCTGATGACAGGCAGCACGGTATTGACTGGCGCTACCGGCGCAGCAACGCCGCCAGCGATCGCACCGCGGCCGGCGATGAATCCATACTGCGCCTGCCAGAACATTTATGTAAAGTTTCCGATCCCGATGCAGGACACATTAGCGCCGGTGGTGATTTTCCAGGCACCATTCACCGAGATCATGCCGAGCGGAATAAAGAACGGCACAAGATTAGTGACGCTGCTGGCGCCGCCGGTAAACACCGTGATCGAGGTCGCGCCGTCGAGCAGCGCGATCGTCCCCGGCGAAGTTGATGCGGGAACGGCCAGGATGCCGGAAATGTAATCGCCGGCTGCACCTAGCGGCCCCAGCGTCTGCGCGGTCTGCGAGGCCGCCACCGTCTCATATTCGCCGGCGCCCATGTTCGCCAGCGCGATGTCGCCGCTGCCGCCGCTGGTATCGAGCAGCGTATGGACAAACGACCACGGCCCCACACCCGTGCCGCTTTCGTCCCAGACCCGCATCGGGCGACTTGTGCCGAGCGCGTCCTTGACGCTGAGTGTCGCCATTACTCCGGCCATCTATAGCGCTCCCAGGTAAGCGGAATCATAAAACCGCGAGAAAACCAAGCTCCATTCGACATCGTCGATCGGATAGTCCTCCGGCGTGTAGATCGTCCCTGGACGGATCGTAGTCGGCGTTTCGCCAAACGACGCCCCGATATTGCCCGGCTCGAACAGCGCCGTAATGCAGTGGTCAAGCAGCGGCATTATGCTGACCCTTCGCGCGGAAATGCGTGCGTCGGCGGTGTGAAGCCCGCATCGGTCTTGTAGCGCGCGACACCTTTGCTGATGCGCACCTCATCGATCCATCCTGCTAGCGGATTGCCGCCGAACCCCGTACCGGCGCCGATTACCACGATATTGCCGGTGTTATGATTAATGATGCTGTTGGCTGGCGTGGCGCTGCCGACGACCGCACCATTGACATAAAGCCGTATCTTGCCGGTGGGATCCTTGTCGACCGCGAGGTGGTACCATACGTCAGTAACGAGAAGAGTAGTGCTGGCAGACCGCACGTCGACATTGATCACGCCTTCGACCGACGCCGACTGGAACATCAAGCCACCAGTAGTGCCGCTTGGACAAAACGCCGCGAGTTGCCAATCGACATCTGACAGCGCCTTGGCGACCAGTGAGTTGAAACTTGGCAGCAATCTGAACGAACTAAAACGCGCCCAGCATTCGATCGTGAACTGATCCGAATTGGAGTCCGACAGAAAGAAATCGCTGTTGCCGGGAAACGGCACCTGCGGAAGCGAGCCGGATATTAGTGCTGACGAACTGCCGAACTTGAATTGCGCAGTGTCGATCTGTGGCCCGCCGGCAACCCCAGCCGTACCCTGATGCCGCGAGCTTTGATCAGTGAAGCCAGGCGCTCCAGTCGAGCCATCGACCCCCTCAAACCCCAGCAGCAGCACGACCGCGGCGAAATCCGGATCGACGCTGTCATCCGGCACCATCGAGCAGCGCAGGATCGATTCCAGCATCAGTTCCACCGCATAGTTGACGCCGTGCGTGGTCTCGATAACCTTGAATACCTCATCAACGAAATCATCACCGAGGTCGAGCAGCGCCACCATGTCGCCGGGCTCGATCTCGAGCCCGTACAGCATTGCAGTCGCCGCCACGCGCTTGCGGGACACCTCCTGCTGGTACAGCGCGTAGGTTACCAGCGACTGCCGGGTATGCGCATCCAGGATCGTCGGCAAGAACACCGACTCGCTTGCCACCGAGCTCGACACCGCCACCGGCACGCGCGGAAACACAGCTTTCGATGGCACGATGGTGTAGTCGGCGTCAGGATCGATGGTAGTTAGCTCCAGTTCGCGAGGCACACTGTCCCGCGCCGCCCGCGACAGCGTCACCTGCCCGCTCATTCGCGAACGATTCAGATTGATGTCCGCAGTGACCTGTGCGCCGCGATCAACAATGCGCAACTTGTCGGTCTGCAGGATATCCCAATTGAGATAGAACCGGCCGAATTGCTGAATGGTTGCCAAGAATTCCGCATCCGCCGCGAAGATCATTCCGCCGCTGGCGTCGGTGATGCCGACCGTCTCAAACTGCGCCGAGGTATAACCAACCCATGGCGACACCGCTAGGCGAGTGAACCCTTCTCCCATGTTGATCATGTCGCCGACAGAATCAGAAATCAAAGCCGCAACGTAAGGGATCTTCTTGAACTTGGTAGCCTGTAACGGCAGATCCTGAAACCAGATCAGCATCTGTGGCCGATAGGCAATGGCATCGGCACCATAGTGCGCGATCTCGATCGGGTCGGCGGCCTGCGTCAATGTCCCCGAATACCATCGGTAGGTAAATCCCTCGGTCGAAAATCCATCCGCTGCAGTCCACACCACCTCCGAATCGAATGCGATCTCCCGCAGAGTTCGTGTGCCAGCAGGATCGGCCGGCACGCCGAACGAAATGCAGAATGTGGCATTGCCGTTCTCAAGCCAGGGTCCAGAAATTATCTCCCCACCTATACGTGCTAGTCCGAGCACCGAGAGCGGAATTGGATGGCCATATAGACTGTACGATGTCTCAGTCGGATTAACGCCGGTCGAGGTCGAAACGACCGGACTGCTCGCAGGCGGAACGGCCTGACTAGCAACCGGGTACCACGCCATATTATTCGGATCAGCCCGTCCGGCGAGAATATCGGCAGGGTCCGCCTGTCGATAGATGTATGAACCCGGCGCGAACTTGCCGCCGGCACCCCACTCGGCAAGAATATTGCCACCGCCGAGTGGCGTATATTTTACCGGATCATCTTGCCACGCCATCTAGCTGACCTGCTGGGCTGCAGCCGCGGTCCCAGTGAAGTGTGGCTCTCCCTGGAAATTAATAGCATTCGAAAATTTCTGGCATCCAGTTGCCGTCATCATCGTCTTATCGCAGCCGGGATACATCGTTAGTGCGCCGCCCACCGTCAGCAATCGAAAGCTCGGCAAGTACGTCGTCACCGTCTGGCTTGACTGCACCCAGTTGGCGACCTGCAGCGCGGTGCCGCTGTCCAGCACAAAGACGCCCTGGTTGAACCAGCCATCCGGCTGCGACACGCCCGTCACCGTGAAATTGAACTGATCGACGATCGCGGTAATCGTAGTGTGCACCGCATAGCTGGCCGGATTAACGCCGCACAGCACCGAGAACAGATCGGTGCGGCACATTGGCGACCGCTTCTGCGTCATCAGAATTTTCGCGAACGCCACCGGTCCCTTGACCTCGAGCGAAACCTGATTTTCGATCGAATAGGAGATGTCGCCGATCGCGCCCGTGAACAGCAATTTCGGCGTCGTCAGATTCATCCGGTCGACGATGTAGATCTGCACCGCCGCCGAATCGAACAGCCCGATGTCGATATCGTTGGAGTCCAGCACGGTACCGCGATTGTGCACCGCCACGATCTGACAGCTCGGCATCTCGCCGTTCGAGGTATGCTTGACCGCACTGATCATGATGCCCGGCACCACCTGCCAGGTTTGCCCGCCGATCGTAATCGGCACGTCGGATTCGGCGATCCGGTAAACCTGCCCGTCCCGTCGCGTAATGGTGCACAGCCGCGCCGGGAAGCCGACCGCAGCGGCGGTGAAGTTGAGCGGAGAGAAGTCTTTCACTTCAACTCTCCCCGATCACTTCCTTGATCGGAATGTTCTGCAGCGAAGTCAGATCGGCTTCATTCATGACGACCGGGAGAGTATCCGTATCGAAGCGGCACGGAACGTCGAATTCTCCGGACCAAGTCAACTGCTGGCCGGCCGCCGGCGCGGTCGTGAATGTCACCAGTCCGGAACTAGAGATCGTGTAGGCGGTCGTGATGACGTTATTAATCTTGATGACCGGCGTCGAAGCCAATAGCGTGATGCTGCGAACGTAGAAGAACGAGCCCTGCGTGCCGAGCAGGATCAACTGCGGATCATAGGTCATCGTCAGTTGGAAGGCGGCCTTCGTTCCGTCGCCAGTACCAAAAACCTCGTTCGTGGCGACATAGTCACTCCAATCACGAAACCGAAAAGGATAGACCGAGCCGAAGTGCGCGCGGAACAGCGAAAGGATGGCACGGAAGTCTCCGAGCTTGTCAGTTGAGTCTTGCAATCCATACCCAAAATTGCCGACGCCGCGGCACTTGGTCCATTGCGCAAATCGCTGTTCGTTGCCGCTGACCGCCTCGTGAATCACATTGCGATAAGCCGGGCCGAATTGCGCGCCACGCTCAATGTGTTCAGGCAACCGGTAGGCTGGAATGGTCATCGTGCCGTCGCCGCGCCGATTTGCTTGGCGAGCCCCTGATTGCTCTGGAACAGGGTCCGCCCTAACTGATCCCTATCGGCATTACCCTGGATCAGGATCGGCTGAGAAATGTTGATGGTGGTGTGACCCGGGCCGGTTGCAGTGCGCCTCGCTCCCATCGGGTCGACAAAGATGCGCTCGCCGCTCGCCACTGGGATCGTCGCGATCATGTTGTCGTTCGCGCTATAGCCGCCCGGCACATCGACCCAGCCGCCAGTCGCCATGCCCTGGCTGCGGAAACCGATATGCGAGGTTCGCGGGTCCTGGGTGTAATACGGCGACAGCAATTCCTGATTAGTGGCGTTGAGCTGATCGGTCGATTTAGTGAGACCTTGGATCGATTGCTGTAACTGCGCAATCGCCTGCTGCTGCGCAATGCTGGTGGGGCGGCTCTGCAGCCATTGCATTTCGGCCTGCATGTTAGCCGCCTGCGCCGCCGGATTCTGCTGATTCAGGGTCTGGTACAACGAGGTGACCTGGCTGATGATGTCCTGCTCCGTTACCGCCTGTTGCGTGGTATAAAACTGCCCCGTCGGGATGCCCTGACCACCAGGGGCCACGCCGGCTGCCTGTTGCTGAAACGCGCCATGCGCCTGCGCCCCCATGGCGAACGCTAGCCCCGCCTGAATGCTTCCCATCGAAGCAACCTGATCGCTAAAGCTCTTGGCATTTGCCGCCTGCTGCGCCAGCGACTCCGCCGCCGCGCGCGGCCATAGGCTGGTCTCCACGCTACCGCCGCCGCTACCGCTTCCCACGAAGCTGCCGGGTTCCCCTGCGGCGCGGGACTGGAAACTCGTGGCTACGTAGGTCTGGTCTGGCGTCCAGCCTCGTCCGGCCGCGCCCATCATTGCCTGAGTTGCCGCCTGCATATTACTGGCATAACTACCGGCGCTCGCTGCCGCCTTCGCCATCTGGTTCGACAGCATCGCCGAGCTGAGCGCCGCAGCCTCGGTGGCGTTAGCGCCGGACTTGATCGCGTTGTCATAGGCAATCGCCCGCTCTTCCGATTCACCCATGCCGCGCGCCTGCGCCTTGATCAGTCGAGTGGAATCCTCCAGCGACTGAATCTGCTTTTCAACGGCGGCATTCGCTTGCGCATGCGCATTCGCCAATTGCTTGGCGGCCACCTGTTGCGCTATCAACCAATCGACACCGTCGTGCACCAATTGATTATAGGTCGCCGCAGCCTGCGCCTTCATCTGCTCGGCCCCAGTGACAGCCGCTGCTGCCGCGGCCTGGTTCTGCAGATTGAACAGCGTTTCCTTGGCTTGCGCGTTGACCTGGGCCTGCGCAATCGCTTGTCTCTCCGTAGCCACCGCGACTGCTACAGCCGCATTCTTGGCTTGATCGAGCACGGTCGCATAATCCAGCGCGTATTGCGCGCTCCTTCTTTGCGCGCCGCCGACCGCGTTGGCCACGCCCAATTGTTCTTGCATATTTTTAGTGGCCTGCGCGATCGCCTGCGCGGTAACCTTGGCTTGCTCGGCTATCGCATTGGCCGGAGCGTTCGCCATTTCCTCTTTCAGTTGCGCGACTTTCTGCCGTGCTTTATCAAGTTCCGAAGTGTCCATCTGAGGCCCGCTGAAAAACATATTCTTGGATTGCTCTTCCAATGCCTCTAATTCCTTTTCCGCCTCCTTCAATTTCTCGGTAATGCCGACCGGTCTCGTCACCGGTGTCGCCAACAGATTGACGAAGTCACGCCACCCTTTCGTCCAGAATCCAGCGGTATCAGCCGCCTTCTGCAATTCCGGCGTCAACGAATTGACGATGATCTGCATCGCCCTTGTCTTGTCGCCTGCCGCCTGTGTGGCCAGCGCTGCATTGCGCGTTCTCTGATCGAATTCACCGAAGGTCTTGGCAAGTTCGTCCATCGCCTTTACTGGGTCGGAGCCGAACTTGACCCATGCATCGCTGGCTTCAGCAACGCTAACTTTGGTTTTTTCGGCAAACCCCATTACGGCAACATTCATGCCGCTGACATTCTTGACGACGATATCACCGGCTGCGGTAAACGCTTCGCCGAGCGCCCGCACCTCCTTTTCCGACATCCCGCCAGAAGGACGCTCGGCTGCGGTTCGCGCAGCGAATTGATTGATGTCCGCGGCCGTCGAGCCGGTTCGCCTGCCGGCGCCAATCATGGAGAGATCCATGGCCTTCTGTGCCGCGCCAGCTTGCGAAGCCGCATAGGCGAGAGCCGCGCCGACCGCCAGAACGCCAGTTACAACGCCAGGCAACGACGTTATGAACGATGCCATACCCGACGCGATTCCCTTGAAGATGTCTCCGGCCTTTCGGCCCGAGGAAGCAAATACGTCCCAGATCTGAGAGCCCTGCTGAATCGCCACCATCAGAATATTTTGGCCGCCGGCCAACGAAACAAAGACATCCTGCGCCTGACGACCCAAATTGATCATCTCATAGCGCGCCATCTTGGTGGAATTACCCATGGCATCGGTTACTTGCTGATGCCTCCGAAGCGCCGCCCCCGCTTGTTCCTGCGCAGCGGCATATTCGGTCTGAGAGATCTTGCCGTCCTTAAGCGCCGTCCGGTAGATCGCCATCTGCGTACCGATCTTACCCTGCTCAACCTCCAATGGATTCATCGCAGCGCGCAGCCGATTGATAGATGCAACCTGTTCGTCCTGGGCTTTCGCTGCCGCCTCGAACTGCGCCGCGTAAGCGTCCATGCCGCCAGCGCGTTGAGCAGTTATGCCGGGACCAGCCGCCGTCGTAGCCTGCGCGCGGCGCACATTCTCGTTCGCCACCGCAAGCTCTTCGAGCTTCCTGGTTTGCTCCGCTATTTTGTTGTTGGTGACTTCGTAATAGGCCGCTAATTGTTGTTGCGTGCCAAGGCCGGCCTGCGTGCCAAGGCCGGTCTCGGCGTAGCGCTCATAGCTTTCCGCGGCCTTGCGGATATTCTCCATGATCCTGACGGTTTGATCGCCACGGGCAATCTGGTCTTGCAGGCCTTGTGAGAACTTCCGGGTCGATGATGTTGCTTTTTCCTCGGCTATCGCCAACCCGTCGATATGCGATGTCAACTCCCTGATCTGCGCCATGCCTTCGACTTGGAGACGATAAATCGCAGTCTCGACGGTGTCCTGGGCCATTTAGATCGGCGCCTCAAAGAAGATTGCGGGCGAGGTAACGACTGCGCCCTCTAACCGATCGGGACGCTGTCGCTTGCTATAAGCATAACCGCGCGTAGTTTTAATCAGCGATCGTTGGTTCTTAGTCAGTGTCCAGGCACCGAGATCGACATATCCCATCCTGATCTTTGCTCTGCCCTTGCCTTCCGCCTTGGTCATTTCGGTTACCCGTTCATAAATCCGATTAGGCTTTGAAACCAAAAATGCCCGCGCCCCACCTTTGGTTCGTCCAACTTCCAGTCTGCGCGCATACGGCACCGGGTTGGCAATATAGATTCGATCGCCGGCCTTGATCGAATTCGGAATGGTATCCCCGACCGGCTGATCATTGACGTACACAGTATGGCTGCGCTTGTAGTTGCCGCTGTCGGTCGGCGACTGCCGCCGCAATTCCGTCAGCGCGAACAGGATCAGGTCGACGAGATACCGGTAATTGTAGACAATCGGCCCCGGCAGCCGCACCGTTTCCAGATTGGAATTGCCGGGCGTGTTGGCATACGCCTCCCAGCTTGGCTGCAGCCCCTTCGACGCCGCATCCGCCATGATCTGCTGATGACCATTGCGTGCAGTTGAGATCAACAGCGCCTTGCCATCGGTCTCGACCTGCTTCGGCCAATCGACCGTGACAATCCGGCGGATGAGTTGGGTGCTCACTTCTTCTGTTTCCGCTCTGCTTCCATTTTCTCAACGTGGACGTTGGCGCGGATGCAACTCAACTGCATCATCAAGTCGACTTCCCACGGCTCGAGCTCGATTTGCAGCAACTGCGACCACGCCCACAAGCCTTCCCAGGTGATCACCGGATAGGACATCCCGGTTGCCGCCAGCCCCATCGAATGCTGCGAGAACCAGAGCCAGAGATAACCCAGCACCTCCGGAAATGGCGGTCCTTCGGAATCGATCAGCGCGGCAATCTTCTTCTTACCGAGCAGCGTCAATTGCCGCGCTGCGGATTCGAACAGATCGCCCTCGAGATCGCCGCTCACCGTCTTGCGGCTGCGCCTAAACTCGACCGTGGCCCACTCGATCAGGTCGTCGATGAGCCCTTGGAGAAATTTGCCCGGTCGGCCGCGCTTTCGTCGATCTGCTCGCGCAGCCAGCCGACCGCAGAGTTGCCGTACAGCTCGCGCGCGTTCTCCTGGGTGAATGGCAAGTCGATCGGGTTGCCCTTGAGATCAACTAGGTACCAACCCGCGGTCAGCGCCGCCAGCACCTCGGTGGCTTCGGCCTCGAGCTCTTCCGGCGTGATCTTGAGCCGGCCGCGCATTGCCAGCCTTCGCCGCTGCACCGCGCGCTGATGCTTTCGTGCGATCTCGGAATCGGCGGAATAGTGATCGATATAAGCTTCCTTGCCCTCGGTATCACGTAATGGCTGTCGGGTCACGGGATGTAATAGCGTCAGACGAAACGGTGCTTCAACTTCGAGTTCGAGTCCGGAGAATTTTGACATGGTTCACCTTTGGCGGAAGGGTGAACCGGGCGACCCGCCAGCCGCCCGGTTCGATTGCAGGGAGGTTCTTCTTGCAATCACCCGGCGGATGCCAGGCAGGATTCCCCGCAGCTAGCGGGGATTCAGGCGGCGCGCTCCTCACGGTGCTCCTCACGGGGCTCTTCACCCTCCGCAAGATTCGGTATCGTCGTCGCCGCGACTTCGGAGTCCCAGATCTGGATGGTGGTGTTGTCGATGCCGCTGGTGGCGAGCGGCGTTGTTTCATATTTTAGCGCCTGAAATGGGATGGTGATCATCTGCCCGCCCTCCCCAGTGGTGGCAAGGTCCGCGCCTCCCAATTTCACGCGCGGCAGGAAGAAGCTCATCGCCGGCGAATTCGGCGCCGAGCTCGTGGTGAGATAGGCCATGATCTGGATTTCGGACTCGTTCTTGAAATCATTGATCAACGTCGGATCGTTGAAGAATGCTGTCATCTGGCCAGTAACATTTGAGCGCCCAGAGAAAATCTCTGGCACTAAATTACTTCCGACTACTGGGTCTGCAGTCTGCTGCAGCGTATGGGTGATATCCAACGAAGTGATGACGGCGATATTCGTACCATCGACCCGCAGCAAGCCATTGACCGCTGCCAGCAGGCCGGTAGTGGCTGCAGGCGCGGGTGCGGTGAAGAACGGTGCGGCCGCTCCAGTATAGAGCTCCATATCGCGTCCAGTTGCGGAAAACTCAATGGTTGCCATACCCGTGGCCGGGAGCTTCGCTGCAAAGCCCCCCACCCTGCATTCCGTGAAGACTCTGGCGATGTCCACATCGTCATTATAAATTTCAAATGCGACCTTGCGCCGGACATGACCCGTTGATGGAATCGATACCGTCGAGCCGACCGAGGTCACCGTGAACGTACTTTCGGAAGCGGCCGTTGTCGGCGGCGGATAGACCGACACGGTGCGGTTGCTGGTGCCACCGAAACCGGTGATGACGAAATTGGTACCATTGTTGGCCGTTGCCGTCAGTCCGGAAAACCGGAGGCCCATGCCCGAACGCATGCCAGCCGCCACCGGATCGCCGCCGCCAAAGGTCAGTGTGCTGGTGGTCCCGTTGGCCGTCATCGAGGTCAGCACGGTATTGCTCGAACTCACCGCGGGCACCCAGGTGCCACGCAGCGAGGCCTCGAACAGGCTTTGATAGGAATGTGGTGACAGCTCGCCGGAGACATTGCCCGCGACCCTTCTGACGCCGTGCCGAAAATCAGCGATCTGCCGATCGCTCCTGATTTCGTTCGACTGGTAGGTGTCCTTGGTAAACGCCAGCGTTGAGGCAACGCGCCGCAGGATCTGGCCGCCGCTCGGCCCCGGATCGGTCGCCGAAACCGCGGGCGTGCCCGGCACGATGTCGGGGCTCGTATAGAACTTGTAGGCGATCCTTGCACTTACGCCTTCTGCGAGGGGCATGGTGATAAACTCCGATTAAGAGGAACGACGATTAACCAACCAGGTCGAAGACCACAACGGCTTCGGCCACAGCGCACTGGTAGTTGGAAATGTCCGACGACAAACCCGGCACCGAAAGCGTGGATCCGGAGCCGACCGGGAACACGCCCGCGCCGAAACACGAGATCACATCGTCCCGATACGAGCGCAACTGAGCGGCCACAGGTTCGGCATATGCGGCCACGGTTTCGGCGCCGTATCCCATCGGCGAGAATACGAAAGCCTCGACCCGCATCCGGTTGCGATAGACATTGTTGCCACGCCCGCCGCCGAAGCTAACCGCGATCTCGCCCTCGTTGTTAAACGCTACGAACGCAAACGGGCTCGGGGTGTCAGGCAACAGCGCTGCGTCGTCACCTTCGAAGTAGAGGGGAAATCCATAACTGCCCGCGTTGAGCCGCTCGCGAACCCGCGCGATGGCTTCCGAGGTGGTGACGGCCATGTCAGCCCACCGCAACCATCTTCAGCGCGATCAGCGTCCCGCCGGGCATGATCTCCATCACGCTTTTGATCGCCATCTCTTTACCACTAGAGACGTGACCATCAGTCAAGGGCGGCGTCGCGTTCGAATCATCGCAACCGAAAAACCGGGTTACCAGACGATCGTTGGTGTTGACCGGCGGCACCATCGCGGCAAAGCTATCGACCAGCGCCAAAACCAGCAGATTGCCCTGCACCACGCCGCCAACCAGCGCGCTATCAGGCGCATAGACCACATAGGCCCGTGCCAATGTGTCGGTGGATGTTCGCGCCGGCCCAGTGCCGATGTATCTGCGAACGCCGATCCACTGCCCAACCTTGGCGATCTTGGTCTTGTATTGCGCGAGCAGTTCGCTGGCACGGCTCAAGGCGCGGCGCTCTCGACGATGATGCCGAACTCGCGCGGCACGCCCTGCGGTATCGGCGGCTTATCATGACTGCCCGAACGCAACCGGATGGCCATGCAGCACCGCAGCCGGTTCGGATTGATCGCAACCATCGTGCCGGGGCCGACATTGAATCTCAAGTCGGTTGCAGCCATGCCATCATAGATCGGATAAAAATCCGTACCATTCGCCGAGCCCTCTATGGTGACGATGGCCGGGGTCCAGTCTGTCGGCATGATGATGCCGACAACATTCGCTACCGTAGAAATATCGAGCGCGTTGGAGATTCCGGTTTGACCGCCAAACCACAAGGGAAGCACAGTTGGCTTAGGCATGGTTGTTTTCCTTGTCCTAGACCCAGATCACGCGATAGGTCGACAACAAACTCTGCACGGTGTCGTCGATCACCTTGAACACCTCGGCGGTGACGCCGTAGCGGGTCTGGCCGATGCCTTCTTCGGCCTCCATCGTGACCGCTGGGTTTCGCGACGCTATGTGATGGATATGGCCAACCGCCAGCGCGATCGCGGTCCTGATCGGCTCCGGGACATCTGAACCGGCATCGCCATAGCCGGCGATGAATTCGATTGTGATGGCGTCGGCCTGAGTTCCGCCCGCAGGCCAGGATGATCCGGTCGGCACGATGAACGGTCGCGGTCCCATCACCAACTGGTAGTCGCCGCTCGCCACCGCAATCGGCAGGCCGTTGGAGTCCAGATAACTTACCGAGCTGATCGACTGCAACGGCGGCAATGGGATATAGATTCGGCCGCCGTCGACATTGGTCACCGGAAATTCATCCAGCTTGCCCTGCCAGGTTTGGGTGTTGATGGCGCGGCCGAGCCAACCATCGGCGCCGTCGATACGCTGACGGGAAGCGGTAATGTAGGCTTGCATGACCTCGTCGGAGACTTCACTACCGATATTCAATCGGGCTTTGGCCTCGGCCGCCGTCAGCGGCTCGACATCCGGGCCGGTAACAAGGGTCAGACGCATCTCAGCGCCTCAACTTCGTTAGTACCGGGTAGAGATCGCAAGTGACTACCAGCCCGTCGCTGTTGATCAGCGTCACCAGTCCTTCGCCGTCTATGCTCATGCCGACCACCGACGGACCCGGCGGCCCGCGCTCGCCTCGCTGCCCCGGCAAGCCTCGCTCGCCCGGCTTGCCCTGTTTGCCCTGGCTCGCCATCAACTGCCAGCCATCGCCTGGACATGGGCCAGGATCATCCCGCTTCGCCACGAACGACCCGCCATTCAGGATGACGACATCGAGCGCCTTGTATTGCTTGTCAGCACTCCAGGTGCCGCAGATCTTGAACGAGACACCGTCCATGCCGTCGTGCCCCGAGCGAGCAAGGCAGGCCCAGTCCTCATGGGGAGGGGCTCGTCCAGTGTCACACTGGGCCTGCCAGGTCGCACCGTCCTGCGTCACGACGGAGCCCTCGTAATGAACCTGGTCTGTCCATGCCTTGACGATCGGCAGCTTGCCGGGAGAACCAGGTTCGCCGCGATCCCCGGGGAGGCCAGTAAGACCGTCCAGACCCCGCTCGCCCGGCTCGCCCGGCTCGCCGCGCGTGCCTTGTTCGCCCGGCAGTCCATCCATGCCCCTCTCGCCGCGCTCCCCAGCAAGCCCCGGAGGGCCTTCCGGACCCGCTTCGCCGGGAGAACCTGGCGCGCCGTCCATGCCCCTCTCGCCGCGCTCCCCAGCAAGCCCCGGAGGGCCTTCCGGACCCGCTTCGCCGGGAGAACCTGGCGCGCCGTCCATGCCTTTCTCGCCCGGCGGTCCTGGCGTTCGCACCAGCTCGGCCAGCTTGGCCTCCAGTGCGATCCGCTGCGCCCGCTCCTCGGCGAGCTGTTCGCCGACCGCGGCAATGATCGACCTGGCATCAAGCTGCATGATAACGATCCATGTCCTGCCTCAGCAGAAACCGGGCAAAGTTCTTCTGCTCGTCCTGCTGCTGCTGATCCCCCGAACTGTCATTAGCTGTCGGCTTGACCTCGGCCGGCGGCGCTTTGCCGGCGTTGGGATCGGGCGGTTGCATCGCGGCGCCATAACTCAATGGCACGACCTGCTGTTGAACCCTGGGCTGTTCGCCATAACCGCCAGGTGTCTTTGCCAGATCGAAATCCGCCCGCGCCTCGTCGGAGGAGAAGATACCGCCCAACACGCCGGCGGCCATACCCTCGACCCGCTCCTTGAAGGCCGAGCGCAACAGTGCCCTGGCGTCGAACTCGGTGTACTCGTCGGGCACGCCGCGCAGCCTGAACATCAGGTCGAACGCCTGCTCGATGTGATTGAGGCAGAAGCCAAGCCCCTGCGAAATCCACGACTGCATAAGCGCTTCGGTCGACGCGAATGGCGTGCCGCCGATGCCGAGCACCTGCAGCGGCATCCGGAAAGCCAGTGCAATCGCCTGGTCGGTCATCTTCAGCATGTCGGCGAGCTGGCCATCGCGCGCGCTTGCCACCACCGGATTAGCTTTCAACCCATCGGTCAGGATAACCGAACCGCCGGCATTGAGCCCTTGCGTCTGGTCATTCCAGCGCTTGCGCAGTTCCTTGATCTGATCTTCATTGAATTTATTAGGGCTTTCCAGCATGAACGACGGCCTGGCTTCGTTCATGTAAAAGGCAACCTGCTGGTTCAGTACCGCGCCCGACATGGCGCGCGCCAGTTCCGTCGCCAGAATTGGACTGACGCCTTTCAACGGATGATACGGTGTATGCAGCTTGACGTGCAGCACATCGCGCGCCGGGATCGGGTACGACAGATCGTAACGTTGCTGGACGATCTGGTTGCCCTGCAGGCTGTAGAACACCGAACCGTCCCATGCAACATTGGCCACGCCATGCTGCATCAAATGCAGTTCGGATACCTCACCGCGATTATTGCGGATGGCGACGGCAAATGCCTCGCCATACAGATACAGCCGCCGCGTCAGGTTCAGCAGCACATCGGAGATCGACTGATAGTCGTTGGGCTGGCGCAGGATGCGACTGAGGTCGGAATTGGTAACGCGGGTACGGCCGCCGTCGTCGTCGGAAAGCCAATGATTGCCCGGACACATCGCCACCGTCTGCGCGTATGCCGATACGCATGCTTCCACCATGGCCGACGTATCGGAAGACCTGATCCGCGTGCCGCTCTGCCACCAGTTCCACGGCGAGCCAGCCGGCAGCCAACCGCCGGTCACCGGCAGATAATACGGCCCAGGACGAATCTCGCCCTCCCCTCTAACGAGAGGAGGGCTGAGCGACCGCAACAGCGGCGCCGAGATCCGCGACAGCAGATTGGCCATCTAGCTCTTCGACCGCGCCGGAGCCGGGTGTTGAGCCGGGTGTTCGGCCTCTGTGCTACGGGTGGTATAGCCACCCGCAGGTTTTGCCGGCTCGGATTGCCTGGTGATCGTTACACGAACTTCCGGCGACGGGCCGGAGCCGTCGTCCTCGTGTGGATCGACCACGACGCCGAGCGCGGCGAGATCGTTTTCCTCTTGTGTCGGCGTCGGCTTGCCCTGGTGGGCATAGGCCTCCTCGACACTCTTGGCCTTGGCCTCGGCGGCCTTTTTCTGCTGCTCTTTGGCGTGTGCTGTTACATCATCTGCCATTTGCCGTTCCTTTCAGATTTGAGTTGCTGCTATGGCGACCAGGTGACCGCTGCCATCCAGGCAAGAGTGCCGGTTCGCGACAACGTCCAGTTCATCGGCAGGATCATCCGCAAGGCCATGCTGTCGGTCTGGAACATGCTTTGCGCCGGTGCGGCGACGACGGCGGGCGTGCCGACCGTGCCGATTTGCACCGGATTGGTATCTTCCATGTGCAGCGTGGCTTGGTCGCTAACCTCGAACCGCGGATTGTCGCCTTCGACGGAGACATAATCCGCCGCATCGAGCGCGATGATCGTGCCGGCTGGCACCGTACCCGACTGAATCACCTGATAACCGATCAGGCGATTGTTGGCGATCTCCTCCCGGAACGGCAACAGACCAACTGTGCCGCTGGGCTGGATCAGGGAAATCGCCAGACCTTCCTTCGGGTTCATCAGGAACACCAGATTCCTGACATTGCCGTTGGTCGCCGTGACGATCGCCCCGACCAGCTTGCCGAGATCGCCGACCAGGGCGTTGAAGCCGCCGCCCGCTGTTGGCGTCAAACCAGAAACGCCGTTGCGCAAGCCTGCGGGCCGGATCGCCGTCGCCGCATTGGTGTCGAGCAGGACGGAATCAATCGAGATCGACGTATCGATGCCGATCTTTCGCTCGATCAGCGGCTGGATGGCGGGAGTCGAGTGCTCGTCCATCTCGCGCGACCAAACGGAGATCACGGCCATCTTCTTCGGGACCAGCGAAACCGAGCTGAAATGCCCCTGGCGAACCGGGATCGGCGCGCCTTCGCCGACGAACGAGCCCGCGATCGTCGGCGTCGCATCCATGGTCGGAATGCTGATCGAACCGTTGCGGCCGAACGCCAGCCGCAGGCCGATCGAGGACAGCGGATTATAGACCGAGGCAGGCGCCAATTGCGTAATCAGCGGCGCGATCAGACGGCTGGCCGCCAATTCCGCCGCCCATCCGGTCGCGGTGGTCAGCGCCGGCGCGGAAGCCGCCTTGCAGTAGATGTTGCAGGCGGCGCGGGTGAGGTCGTGGTCATAGACGCCGCCCGCCCGCTGGCAGGCCGCTTCGATCGGAATGCGCTGGGCATGCGCCAGCAATGCCATCGCTGCCGCCCGCGACATCAATTCGTTGCGGCTGACCTCCTTGTCGCCGAGCGGTTGGCGAATAATGGCCGGGGCTGACGGCACGAAGGGGGTGGCGTTCCTGACCGGCGCGACATATTCCGCCACCACCGTGCCGGTAATGGTCGCTGCGCCGTTGCGGGCTTCCGCGTCCTTCAGGACCGAGAGATCGCGGGTGTGCTGATCGATCTGGCCGTTCAATTCGGCGAGCGCGTCGATCGACAACTCGGGGCCGCCTTCGGCAAGGCGGTCGCGCAACTCATTGAGTTTGGTTTGCGTATGCTCGATACGCTGCGAGAGGGTCGTCATGACCTTGGGTCTTTCGATTGGAGTCGTGACGGCGTGCTTGCCGATGGCAGTCGTCTTCCATGGCCTCGCTTCGGCATGCTCGCCAAAGGCCAGAGAAAGAATATCGCTGGAAAGGTTGAGAGAGCGCGCAATTGCTACCGCGTTCGGGTTAGCCGGCACCGATACAATTGAGCATTCCAGCAGCGCCTGCTTGATAAATCGCTGCCCCGCATAAGGCTTGTCCTTGTCGAGCGGCTCGCTCTCGATCGGCTCAAAACCGACAGATGTCGCGCGCAGGATGTCCTGGTCGATCAGCTTGCGAACGCTGTCGGCGAGCTCGCTAGTGCCAGGCTCGGCCGGCACGAACTTGCCGACCAGCTTACCGTCGCTAACCTTCACATTCGCCCACGAACCGACCACCTGGTCGGCCTTGTGGTTGAACAGCGCGATCGGATTGAACTTGCCGCCGGGCTTGAAACTCGACAGATCCCAGCCATCCGGCTCGATCATATCGCCCATGCGGTCGATCGAACCATCAGACAGCACGAATTCTCGCCGGTCGCCACCGGGAGGCGGCGCCGATTTGACCTTGCGCATGATTGGATTTCCTAAACTGCGATCGTTTCACCACTCTCTGTTTTCACTTCAAGAGAGATAGGAGGGGTGACGATCATGATCTTGACCCCCTCAGGAACAAGGCATTCGACGGCTTTCCTGATTTCTTTTACCTGATCCGGAACAAGTCGATGCTCGCTCTTGACGACAAGCGTATCACCCGATTTCAAATTCAGTTTGGCAACTTGAATCCTGTTGATTTTGAACAGAGACCCTGCCTTGCGCAACCGCTCGCGCAGATACTCAATTTCCGAAGTTTTGGTTTTGAACAACATCTATCACCCAATCATTCCAGCGATATCGACCACGGTCTTCCGATCGCGGCTCTTCAGCCCGCACAGCATCGCCAACGCCACCGCGCCGTCGATCCTGAATCGCGCCTTGTCTTTATCCAGTTTCCTGTTGCCAGCAGGGTCAGTTCTGACAACGGCGTTTGCAATATTCCAGTTCAATGCCGGATTGTTGGGATGCTCCAGCGTGCGCTCTACAACCTCACGTTCCAGCGCAGAGATGGCAGGCCCCATCGAGACATAGCCCTGTCCCCAAGGCACGATCCGCAAGCCGGAGCCGGTTCTGCTGTCGCTGCTGCCCTTGTCTTCCCAGGTGGGGAAATTGAGCTCGTCGAAAACCCGAAGCAGGTCCCGAATGGCGTATCGATCGTATGCCAGCCCCAGCACGTTATAAGTCTGGGTCAGCTCGATGATCTGGTTTGCCACCACCGTCATCGAGATCGACGGTCCCGGCGACGCCAATAAATGTCCCTCCCGAACCCACTGCGTATAGCGGTCGCTCGCCGAGCCGAAATCCCTGTTGCCGTGTTCGCGCAACCGGTCCTCCGGCTTCCACAGAAACGCCTTCACCCGCGTCCGCTCGCCCGCCGAGCCCATCACCAGCGCCGTCAAGTCCACCACGTTCGAAAGATCCAGCGCAAGATAAACGTCTTCGCCAGGCTGGAATGCCGCGTCGCCAGTGCATGCCATCCATTCCTTGCGCGAGATCATCGAACTAACGGGAGCAACACGCTGGTTGCAGTACAGGTTGCGAAATCGTGGCTCTTCAGCCGGGAGGCGCTCTGCCTTGTCGGCAATAGCGCGGAAGTCAGACAGAGAACGAAAATCTCCCAGCGCCGGATTGGCCAACTTCCAGACGCGAGGATCAAACACATCCTTGTCTTCCGGCACCTCATACAGATGACAAACAATTCTCGGATCGTTGGCGTGTAAACCGTCGTCTATCAGTTTGCTGAGAATATGCTCAGCGTCGTTCGACTGCGTACTGATCACGACAAACAACGGATCAGCACGGGCACCGAATGACGTATCGAGCGCATCATACAAGTCGCGAGATCGAGCCATACTCAGCTCGTCATACACAACGAACGTCGGGTTGAGCCCCATTTTGGTGCCGCTCTCCGACGACACCGCGCGATAGAACGAACCTGTTGTTGGACACGAAATAGTCTTGGTCGAATCGATACACTTTAACAGCGCACTCAATTCCGTATTGGCTCGCACAATCTGTGCAGCGACCTTGTATATAATTCCAGCTTGATCACGATCGTTGGCGGCGCTGTAGATCTCGCCGTTCTGGATTGCTTCGGGGCCAATCAAGTGTACCAAGGCGAGGGCAGCAATCAGCGCACTCTTACCATTCTTCCTCGCCACACTCAGGATGGCGCGGCGAACGATCCTCCGCCTGGTCTCAGGATCACAAGGTTCGTAGACATCGCGCAGAAAGCGCTTCTGCCACTCACGCAGATGAAACTTCTCGCCCTGGCCTATTCCAGAAGGGACGGTGAGTTTCTCGATGAACTCAATAACGCGGTCTGCCCGAGCAGCCCAGCGAACTGACTTTTCTGTTGTCTTGCGCCGGGCAGTTTGAGCGCGGCTCGACTTGCCGGATCGAGGCCCAACCGATCGCCCAGACTCGCCATGATCAACGCCTGTTTGCTTAGAACCGTCACCCATGCGCTCTGTGCCACTGCTCGTCCGCCAACTTCATGGCAAACCTTAAAACTGGGACTATTGACCTTGTGCGCCGCCATTTTGTGCAGCGCCCAGGCCGTTCCGAACGCCGCCAACAGATAACTATCCAACGCTGAATAGACCTTGTCCGGCATCGACCGCATGATCATCTCGATGCACCCACGGGCGTCGTCAGATAAATGCTCCGGAATGAAAGGCTCGCCTTGAGCCTCGATTCCAACATCTCGAACGGCCTCTTTGCACGGGAATCCCTCAAGAGCTTCCAAATACACCGATTTCTTCCGTGGACCTCGTTTTCCCATATGGAACAACCTTCTATTCACCAAAACCCGTAACCTCCGGCCGCTAAAATGGCTGCCCCCATGCGGTCTGGGACCTCCAAGCCCGGATTTTAGCGATCCCCCCCCCGGTCAATCGATCGAGAGACGCGCCCCGCATCACTTTGATTTTGCTAACGATCTTGCGTTATAGCCGCGCAGAGATAGCGGCGCTGCGATCGAGCGCCGATCCTACTCGCATCAATCTACATTCGAAGGCCAACCATCGAGGCCGACCCTACCCCTCCCCCGTCCCCCGCCTTCGATGCGTTGCTGATCTGAGTCATGACACTGCTTACACAATGATGATAGTGCACCATGCCAGAAGAGATCGGCATCACCACGATGAGGCACGATGTGGTTGGCAACAGTAGCTGGCATGTCTATGCCTCTGCTCTTGCACATGCAGCACATAGGCTCACGCCTTAGCTGTGCTGCCCGTACGTTCTGCCAGCGTTGCGTCTTGTACCAACGTCGCCAGGGTTGCTCATCACGCTTTGCATCATAGGCTTTGCGTGCATCCATTGTTTTATTCGCAGAATGTTTGAAGATAATTCTACTTTCCGGTTGACAAGTAGGAAAGGCCGCACTAGATTGCTGACATCGAAACGCAGAACGCCGTTCGGCCTAATTCTCTCCGAGTGTTGAAGCACTCGCAAACCAAAGGATCGAAATGACAATCAATCGCGCTGTGTTTATCTTTCGAGCTGTGCTTACCGCGCAGGCCTTAAGCTTGTTCGCGTATGCCTCTTACGTGACGGCGGTTAACTAAATCCCTCGCGTGTTAAAGCACGCTCAAACCAAAGGACTAAACGCAATGTTTGTTGTGATCTATGAACCTTCCACCAATGTTACTCTGTACTCTCGCCGTATGGGCCCAAACGAAACAATGGATACTCGCAAGTTCGCAGACATGATTGCCGCTGAGTATGACCGCGAGATTGCCGAAGCAAACGGACATATCCCGAATTGTTGCGGAGATATCCGAGTCGAATTCCGCCCGCGCAAAAACGTGGCTTGGCACATCTGGAGCGGCGAAAGTTTCTACTTCAAACGCGACGACGACTAAACCTAAACCAACATCGTTCCTATGCCCCGCAGCGAAAGCTTACGGGGCTTAGGGCATTAGGAACATCCGTTCCGCGAGTGTTGAAGCACTCGTCAAAACCAAAGGACCAAACAATGCGCAACGCGCAAACGGCAACCTATGACTCCAAATCTCCGAACGGTTTTATCTTCTATCGTGGTCCGTCAATGCTAGACGGATCTCCCATTGTCGCCATTGCTACGCGCGTTACCAGCGCGTCAAAGAATTCAAAGACGGGTGCATTAGTCGCAACCTATATCCTGCGCGATGACATCAACCCCGTTGATGCCGTTCGCCAAGGCTTGGACAAATCGGTGTGTGGCTCATGCGTTCATCGTGGCTGGTACGACGCAACCACGAATAGCTGGAAAGATCGTTCCTGCTACGTTGTGATCGGACAAGGACCGCTCGGCGTTTTCAATGGTTTCGAGCGTGACATCTATCCGCAGGTATCTCCCGAACAGGCATGCGAGTGGTTAGCTGACCATGCCGTGAGGCTTGGTACCTATGGCGATCCCGCCGCCGTCCCTGCCGATGTTTGGCACGTCATGTTGCGCAAGGTGAAGGCGAAAGCAGGATACACGCACCAATGGCGCACGTTTCCCGAATTCAAACGCCATTGCATGGCATCATGCGACACGGCGGAGGAACAACAAGCCGCAACAGCGTTAGGCTGGCGCACGTTCCGGACGCGGTTGCCGTTTGAGAACAAGCAATCAAACGAAATTGCCTGCCCGGCATCGATGGAAAAGGGCTATGCGACGACTTGTGCGCTCTGCAAAGCTTGCGGCGGCCGATCGGCAAAAGCAAAAACATCCATCACAATCATAGCTCACGGAGGAACCGGACAAATTCGCGCCTATAACCGCACGCGCGCGCGACTAGATGCGGCTGCAGCTTAAAATCTCAACTCTCAAACCAAAGGACCAAAACCAAATGGCAAAGACACAAACCACGATTCGATTCTCGGTTACGCAATGCAGTACGACACTCTGCTGACCTGGGCCTGCGACCATGGCAACGGCGGCGCCGAATGCGGGGAGGACTAAATGAAAAAACACGATGCCCTCTATAGCGTCGAATTGACGATTGACGAACTGAATCGATTGTATGCCGCAATACTCTATCGCGAAAACGATTCTGCGCTTGCGAGAAAACTCGAAAAAGCAATGATTGATGCAGGGAGGACTAAATGAAATATACCGATAAAAACGGCAAGCGCCGCGCCCATTATTGGGGTTTAGCTCGCCGTTGGTTACCGATATCAATCGACGCTGCGGAGCTCGAGCTAGCAACTGGCAAAGCATTGCCGGCCGAAACGGCAACTCCCGGTCAATCGGCCTATGAAGCGGATTGCCTAAAAGAGCCGACATACAAAGACGGTTCACAGCGCAAACCATGGTCGGCATTGCCAGAGCACGCGCGCTATTCATGGGAACGGAATCCAACCCCGCGCTAACCCGTTCCACCATAGCTTTACGCCGCGCGCTGGTAACAGCTGCGCGGCTTAGGGCATTGCAAGAGATCACAAACCAAAGGACCTAACCAAATGTATTGTGTCAATATTTATGATCCAAACGGCGTTTTGCGCTTTTGGGTCGGAGGTAAAACAAAAGGCGAAGCAATCGAACAAGCACGATGCAAGGTGGCGGAACATTGTCTCGCAAATCCAGATGAACCGCCCGCAGACAAATGGCACCTAGGCAATGTCATGCGGCAATAACGGCACCGCACCATGCCTGAAATCATCGGCCCCGCTAGTGTTGAAGCACAAGCGGGGCCTAACGCTATTCCGCAACACATGAGACCAAAGGACCAAAGGACCAAAACTCACATGTCACGAAAAGCGCTGTCCAACCATGACGCGACCAAAGCGGCCGCGCAATCCCTGTTGCGCCAAGGCCTGGCGACCTATGCGGAGATCGCCGCACTATCGGGCTATTCCCGCCAGACGATCCGCTTCTTTGCGGGCGAACTAGGCGCGGAAAACGCACGCGAGGAACATCTAGCCAAGCTTTGGGACCGCGCGTTGCGGCGCAACGAATAGGACGGCCCATGGCGCGCTTTATCCGCTTAGCGCTACTGGAATAGCCCGACTCTGGATAGCCCTTCACGGGGCTTCCCAGAGCGTTCTGCTATGGTGTGGCGAAAAGCTAAGTCTTTTCAACGGCTTGCCTATGCACGCAAACGTGTACTTCCGCACTGCACAATCGGTCCGTTTCGGCCGGATCGGACCATTGTGGGCCGCCCCCCCCGTCCGCGTTTATGAGCCCCATCCGCGTTTATGAGCCCCAAATGGGGTATCCGCGTTTATGAGCCCGCTACCCCCGTCCGCGTTTATGAGCTGCGATCCACCCCGTCCGCGTTTATGAATTTCGATTTTCGTCTCAGCCCAGTACGATCGCCCAGAACGCCAGCATTATCGCCAGTACGACAGCTGCGTAGACCACCATCGCCCATGGGCTGTTGAGATAGTCCCACAATTCGGTAACCCGTCCTTCAGCTCAGCGCCCGCGCTTGGTCGGCCTGCTCAACGTGCGAACCACAGTCACCTTGTCCTTGCGCTTAATGGCCCGACGCAACGCGGCTCGGTCATCTGCCGTCCGCTTCTTCGGCTTGGCTTTCATGTGAGACCTCCGTCTCCACCGTAGTCTTACGGATAACGCAGGA